GGGGACCTATAATCGCCCTTCAGTCTACTCATTAAAAGTAAAGTCTATCGCGGGATAGAGAAACGGTAACTCAAGAGTCTCATAAGCTCTAGATCCTGGTTCGATTCCAGGTCCCGCAACCAATATACTATGAAACTATTTGAAGCAACAATAAGAGTGAACGGTAAAGAATTTAAGGATCGTGTAGGCGCAGAAAATGCACAAGAAGCAATGAAGCTTCTTCAACAACGACACGGTCCTAGGGCGGTGCCGTATATTCCTCATATGATACCAAGTTAATTCGGAGTGTGGCGCAGTCTGGTAGCGCACCTGGTTTGGGACCAGGGGGTCCAAGGTTCGAATCCTTGTACTCCGACCATTTTTTATAAAAGGTAATAATGACAAAAGCAGAAGATCAAGCTGCAACAGACGCGGCAATAGCAGAATTTTTAGCCAAGGGCGGTGTTATTCAACAATTGAAACCGAATCAAAGTGCCAGAGTCGAAGGAGAGTCATATTCGCCCTGGGGTAAGAAAAAAGCCACAACTTCACCTTTGGCAAATCCTCCGGAAGAAGATGAATAACTCGCTGTAGTTCAATGGACAGAACGGTTCTCTCCTAAAGAACAAATCCAGGTTCGATTCCTGGTGGCGAGGCCAGAAGTTAAATAAATGTATGCGGGATTAGTTTAATGGTAAAACGAAAGCCTTCCAAGCTCTAGTCATGAGTTCGATTCTCATATCCCGCTCCACTTACAATGCAAGTAATAGATCAAAACGATACCTTTAGAAAATTTGATTTCAGTTCTGTGATTACCGCAGACGATAATAGATCAGCCATAAGTACGATCAAGGATATTATTGCAGACGGTAATTATTTTACCAATAGTCCTAAATTTCAAACCAAAGAAAATATATTTTCTCGACCTGAACCTGTGTGGCTCAAATACAGGATGAGTTTTCTATTTTCTGTGTTTATGTATTTAGGCCGCGAGGTTAAAGTCAGTAATATGATGGCTTGGTCATTTATGACTAATCTCGAAGGTGCCGAAGATCGTGAAAAATTATGGCACCATCATTGGCATCCTAGTCGTCCAGAAGCTAAACTGCTCAGCGGTATTTGGTACTTACATATACCCGACGATGTAAAAGATCGAGATTACTGCGGTACCGAAATGGCTCCAAACGGTATCGACGCTGACGAAAAATTTTTTATTAGGCCCGCAGATTTCAATTGGTTGGTATACCCTTCTGATAAATGGCATCGCCCGGGTATAGTACAAAGCAATCAATATCGATTCATTTTGGCAGCAGATGTTGAATATTACATTTGACAATCTCATAGTATTTTGCTATAATAAGTAATGTCAAAAAATGATTTAATCGAATTAACCGGCACCGTTGACGAAGTTTTACCCGGTAGTATGTATCGGATAAAGATCGACAATATGCCAAATATAATCACCTGCTATACCGGCGGTAAACTCAAACAACATAAAATCAAGATCATCCTAGGTGATCGTGTCAAGGTAGAAGTCAGCGCCTACGATCTTACCAAGGGTCGTGTTACATATCGTTTATAAGGAGTCTCCGATGGCACCGTGGATACAAAACGTATCGCTCAGCGATATACGTAAAGGACATCACATCGATGCAGGAATCAACTCGATGTTGATCCAGATCGTAGATCCTGCTATGAAGTTTCCTACTCCTTCTTATCAGTTCAAAGAAGTTCATCAGTTCGAGTTCCTTGATCTCGAGCAGAATGATCACAGTATCGACGAAGATTGGAAGATCAGCGACGCACAGGCAGAGCAATTAGTTGCCCTGCTACAGCGAGCATTTGAGAATCGAATGAACGTTGTAGTACACTGTGTTGCTGGTGTTTGCCGCAGCGGGGCTGTCTGCGAAGTTGGAGTGATGATGGGCTTTCGTGATACAGAAGCTTTTCGTAGCCCCAACTTACTGGTCAAGCACAAGATGATGCGAGTCCTAGGTTGGACCTACGATGAAAACGAAACTCACACTATTAACGGTGTAACTCTACCTTCGGGCATCGTAGTTCCACCTAAGGCCGTAGATTGGACTAACGACAACGAGAAAGTCTTTATGTTGGCTGCTGAACGCAGAGCTCGTAGAGAGCAGAAAGGTTAACGTGGAATATGACATCGAAACCAAGAGCAAACGCACACGAGATTTTTTTGAATATATCGTTCCTAAAATGATCGATGAACTCAAATTAAATCGAAGTCGCAAAACTCTTTTGATTAAGGTTACTAATAAAGATCTTGACGAGCAAGAAGGAACAACATTTCCTCTAGACGTTATAGATAGTTACGTTGTCTTAATCAAACCCAAAAGTCTCAAAGATATGGGAGTTACTCTAGCTCACGAGATGATCCATGTTAAGCAGTTGGCTAAAGGAACATTGAAGCAGGTCAACGGAGTAAATTTTTGGAAAGGAAAGCGTTATCGTAAAAACCACAAGTATCTAAATCTACCGTGGGAAATCGAAGCGTTTTCTAAACAAGAACTACTCTTTAGAAGAGTAATAACATAAAAGGAGAGCGAAATGCCTAGCGTATTTTTAGTTAGCGACACGCACTTTGGACACGCTGGCGTTTGCCGATTTACTAGAGACGACGGTGTTACAAAGTTGCGCCCTTGGAACGATCCCGAGGAAATGGACGAAGCGATGGTCAAGGCCTGGAACGAAAGGGTCAAGCCTACCGATAAGGTCTACCACTTAGGCGATGTTGTCATTAACCGTAAGGCTATGAAAACATTAGCAAGATTAAACGGGGACAAGGTCTTGATTCGCGGTAACCACGATATTTTTCGTGACACTGAGTACGCTGAATATTTCCGTGAGTTACGTGCATACCACGTTATGAACGGAATGATATTAAGTCATATTCCGGTTCACGAAGCAAGTTTAGGTCGTTTTGGTGTAAACATACACGGTCACTTACACTCTAACAGAGTCAAGAAAGCACGTGGTGTAGATGCTCGAACAGGTGCAGTATTATATGGAGACGAAATTGATCCTCGTTACCACTGTGTTTGCGTAGAGCAGACTCCAGACTTTGCCCCTATCTTGTTTGAAGACGTGATCAAGCGTATTGAAGCAGAAGGCGGTAGCGTAGGTTTTAGGAACGGCAACGGACCTACAATGTAAAATAGGCCCGTTGGGGCCTATTTTTTTGACTAAAATTTCTATACATTTAAATACAGCTATGGACACGTTAATTCATTTAAACTATGCTGTAGATAAAAAAAGATTATTAGAAGAAGCCGAATTATTTCGAAATCAAGCAGTATCGTACACAGATTCTAGATATCCAGAATTAAAATTAGATAATTGGTTGATCGGTAGAGGAACAACTGAGTACATAGAAAATATCATCCAAGACTTTGAAGTAAAAGGCAGGCCTAGATTTTATTACCTAAAGCCATATGCAGTAATACCTGAGCACGTAGATAACGGTACACTATGCAGTCTAAATTTTGTCTTAACAGAAAATGCAAGTCCAATAATATTTGGTGATAAAGAATATTTTTACGAATCTGTTCTGCTAGATACTACAGTTCCTCATAGGGTAGTTAACAATCAACACGAAAGAATTATGTTAAAAATTTCCATTTTTGAAGAAAGTTTTGAACAAGTGGCTAATCGAATACAAAAATATATAATATGCTAATCAACAAAGAAAAAATAATAAACGATACAATTCGAGTTTTTAATCAATCTAACAAACAAAAAGAAAAATTTAAAAAAATCAAATCGTACATCTATGAAGATGAATATAAAATTCTGCATAAAAATTTTTTAACACCGATCAATCTTAAGATTGACTGTGATTTATTCATTAAAGAAATAATACGATTTTCTGAGTGTTTTGAACAATGGGGTTCTCAGCATAATCATCTTCCTAGATTCGGGCTAGCTGTCGTTAATCAAGATGGCATTCTAAAGAAAAATGATCCTATAAACGGATCGTTGTATGAATGGAATTTTAAAAATCCCAACGACCCTATTATAGAATCTGATTGTGTTATTCCAACTGAAGTTTTAAAAATAGAATCGCTAGCTCCTTTAAAAGTTTTTAATCATCATTGGTGTAGATCAAATATCTTAAAATGGCACAGCGGATCAGAATTTAAACCTCATATCGACACAGTTATTCCTAGCCCGTGGCTGCGACTCTGGGGCACGACAAATCCAGAAAGTTTAGACCTAAGATATGACAACGGATCTGGCACCCTCGTGAAATTTAATAATATAGAGCCGGGCAGAATTTATCTTATAGACACAAGCATTGTTCATGATGCTCGCTCTTTTAGTGATGATGTTTATCAATTTTTTCTTAGCGTTCTTCCTTCTTCTATAAATATCCTAAAGGATTTATCATGCCCGCATTAACCGATTTTACAGAAGATTGGAATAAGTATTCTCTAAAAATAGATACAGACAGAGGAGTGTTAACTTTAAAATGGAACGATGCTAATAATTTAGCACTGTGGTCTAACATTCAGGCAGGTCTTTATCTACAAGATAAGAATTCTCTGCAAACGTTCTACGAACATTTTCCCAGATGGTATCAATTATTTTGGAACGCTAGATATAAACAAGGTCTTTTTAATTTACCAAACGACTCTGTCATTGTTGACATAGGTTCGGGAGTAGCTGTAATTGATCTATTATTAGCCTTGTATCTCCCTCAGAGTAAATTTTATCTTATAGACAAGCAAGGTTTTAATTTTAGAAAAGGCGTGTATTACGACAAAGAGTACCCCGAATACAATTCATGGGAGCCGGTTAAAGATTGCATCAATGCAACAGGTCTAGATCCTTCAAGATTTGTAATGCAATCGCCGGAAGAAAAATTTCCCGAAAATGTAGATTGTATAACTTCATATCTTTCCTGGGGCTGGCACTACCCAAAAGAAACATATTGGGAACAAGTCATGGCCAATCTTAAAATTGGCGGAAAGTTAATAATGGATGTACGTACTTTACCTGGTAGAGATGTAGTTGCTGAAATTTCAGAAGATATGAAATCAGAGCCTGTGGCTCATTGGTTCGATATAAAATTGCCAGAACACATCGACAATCTTCCTGCTCCCGAGAAAGGGATACCAGTCGGAGGAAGATTTATGTGGACCAGGAATGGATAAGTTCTCCGACAATTGGAACTTTTACGAATTAACGATCAATTCGAATAAGGGTCCCTTAGATTTAAAATGGACTGATGTGGAAGAACTTGCAAAATATACCACCCTTCAATCCGGACTTTTTGGGCAAAATCGTCCTTTTTCTAAACAAGTTTTCTTCGAAGTATTTCCTAAATTTTATCAAAATCTTTGGTCCTTAACAGAATCATTGGGAGGTTTTGACTTGCCCGATTCTGCTGTAATAGTTGACATAGGTTCTGGTATCGGAATTATGGATTTGTTATTAGCAAAATTTTTAAAAGACCCGAAAATATTTCTAGTTGACAGGCAAGAATTAAATAACAAACCAGGTGTATATTTTTCAGAAAATTATTTTTTCTACAATTCTTGGATGCCAACAATTGACTGTCTGGAGTCAACTCCGGGAATTAAAGAAAAAATAACTATGATAGATCCTCAGGACAAATGGCCTGAAGAAGTCGACTGTATTACATCTTATTTTTCTTGGTGTATGCACTATCCTAAAGATGTTTATTGGGATAGAATTAAACAGTGTCTGAAGCCGAACGGAAAACTGATAGTCGATATTAGAAAACTTAAAGATAAAAATATCGTAGAAGAAATCAGCGACGAGTTTAAATCGAATCCTAAAATGCATAGATACGAAAATACTGTGGTAAAATGGATAGACGATAATCAAGATGACACATTGGGTTATAGATGCGTCTGGACAAGGAAAGACAATGTATAAAAAAGGTATTGTTAGATCAATATTTCCTACACTAATTTACGAAGCTCAGTATGACAACTTCGAAAATGTACAGCAATCTTTAATAGACAGAGCATTAGCTAGTTTTGAAAATAACCTAGCTCCGGGAAATGATTACTTTGATAAAGATGGCAACGACATCTTTAAAAGAACTTTGCCTAATCTTCACCTACGACCAGAATTTAAAGATGTATTAGAAGTATTAGATTTTCACGGAAAAGCATATTGGGATTCTCTTGATCTTACTACACAAGAGGAACCTTACGTTCTTCAATTATGGGCTAACGATGTACCACCCGGAGGATTCACCGCTTCTCATAATCATACTCCTATTGCAATAGGAGGAGTTATGTATCTCGATGCTGATCCATTAAAAGGAAATATACATCTAGAAGATCCAACACATATGGTAAAGGAAAGACTTCCTTACAACTGGCAAAAAAAACCTTATGTTTATACGGAAGAAATTCAAGTAGAAGCAGGTAAAATTGTAATGTTTCCTGGTTATCTTATGCATCACGTTAGATCAAATCGATCAACAACTAATAGGATAGTTTTAGGATTTAATTATGGATTATCCTGGACATATAAATCTAAACCATATTAAGGAACTAAAATGATTAATTATCAACAAATTTTCCCTCATACTATTTGTATAGCAGATTATCCAGATTTCGGAGATATACAAGAATCTATTAAATTAGAAATAAAAAAATATCTAGGAATAGATATTCAGATGGATTCTGATAAAGTTGACATTTATGATAGAGTACATGATCATCCCTGCAGAGGAGGCGAGTACGGAATTATGTACGATGTAATTAATTTCGACAATCCCGACAATCCTGACAATATTAAAAATCCAGATCTAAGAAAATTGCACGATTGGATGAACGAACAATGTAAAATGTATTGGGAAGAATTGGGTTATAATAAACTCTTACACCCATATATATTACAGATGTGGGGACTATATCAAGGACCAGGTGGCTTTACAGCTTCACACAATCATGCCGGAATACCTATATCCGCTGCATTTTATGTAGATGCTGAAGAAAAAGGAAATCTAGTGCTCGAAGATCCTTCAGAGTTAGTGCTGTCTAGAGCGCCTTATAATAAAGTAAAAGGCACACCGAAAAGATTTCATCACGAAGTTGAAGTAAAAAATGGTAGATTGGTTATGTTTCCAGGTTGGATGAAACACTTTAGTAGAGAAAACACTTCTAAAGAAGATAGAATATTAATGGCAATAAACTACGGATGTTTTGGCCGGGTCTATTATACAGATATGGGTTAACATAGTTCAGGAGCGACAGTGCTAGGATTAGCAGAAATTCTGTCAAACAAAGAAAAATCCATTCTTAATTTTTCTTCATGGTCATAAATTCTTATTGTATACCTATCTTTCAAATTGATCAATTTGAGAACTAGTTCAAGTAAGCCCGATTTAGGAGAAACCAAAGTATGTATTTCTTTACCGTTCTCAGATATCTTAATTTTGTAAAAAAAATGATTTAGATCGTTGTCCATTGTGTTCTCGCATAATCTAAACATTGATCGATTCTTTCTTTATCAATGTGTCCCAATAAACTTAGATAATTTAATGAGTTGTGTAATATCTGATGAGCATTGGATACGATTTCCAATTTGCTATACATCCAAGGCATCTTATCTACATCTGACCAAAAATATCCTTGTGGATCTTTGTACATCATAGATGGATCACCTAAATTCAAAGGCAACCCACATTTGTATTTTTCTGCGATTGCAGATGACTCTTTTAATAGAATTAAAAAATTATCTATATAATCTACAAAGAATTTTTTTGTGTTATCCTTTGTGTCAGTAGTCGCATATTGTGAAATATATTCAACTAGATTTTCAATATTTCCTGATACTACTTCTTCCGGAAGGTATACTCCCTCGGAATGTGTAATTCCGTTATCAAATATTGTATCAAGAATGCTTAGGCCATAAGTACTTCCTGGCGATTGTAGTTCTGAATATTCCCAGATAGACCCATCGAACATTGACAATTCTTCTCTATATTTAGGAATATCAATTCTAAATGTTTTTAGTTCTTGAGATTTATTATATAATTCTTGATAACAAGGCCAATCATTTTTAAACCAGTCTTTTCTAATTCTTATAATTAATCCGTTTCTTAAATTGTAGTATGCAACAAAATCGTCTCTGACGTAAATGTAACCGTTTTCATCTCTAAAAATCCCGAAATCTTTAATATTAGTATTCGTAGGTAAGTTTGAAAAATAAGATTTCCTATTTTGAGGATCACTCCAAAATTCGAGTTTATTTTTCAACTGTACTTGATATATTGATCTTTGAAAAGCTAGCATATTTGTCCCCGTACAGTATTTATCTTTTTTGTGTCAACGTTGATTTGTATGAATTTACTAGGATTTCTCTAGTACAAAATTTTGTAAATTTTCCGGTGTAAGCCCGTATTTTGTTGTATGCTGAAAATTATTCTGTATATCGGGCGGAATATCTAGTGACACCCTGATGTTAAACAATTTGTCTTCATCATTACCAAACAAGTCATTTAAAAAATGACGTCGAGATCCTACCCAATTTTGAAATCCGTATGCTCGATCTTTAAAGAAAATTTCAATCCTATCTGTTTCAAGAAAATGAACATAACTGTCATTTATAACTTTATTTAAAATTACCAAACTATTATCAAAGTAATTTTCTTCATTTCCTAGCCCAGCTTGTCTATGGTCTGATTGTACCCCATTATAATCAGTCAACGCACCGTATAGGTTAAAAAGAAACACTCCAGTAAACCAATCTTTGTTTGATAGAGTAAAATTTTCCACAACAGCATTGGCCCAATGACTAGAAATAGGTCCTGGATGCATATCTACACCATCTGCCACATTTAAATAAACTCTTTTAATCTTCATTTGATATTTTTCTTGATATGCAGGTTCGGCCGCAGGAGAATTTGGTAGTAGTTCAAATATGTGATGTGTAGGAAACATTCCTAATGAACCGCTTTCTATCATGTTCTTTCTAATGTGAGATAATGTTTGACCAGGCATTCCCCAAATAAAATTACACCAAACAGGATTAGTTCTTTCCCCCCAGACTTTCACTTTGCTGTGTTTGTCTAAGATGTTTTTAATTAATGTTTTATGATATTCCCATTCTATTTCAGGACGATCGATAAGATCTAATACAACAGGATCTAAGTCTTGAAGATCAAATTTTAAGCCTGCGGTAACCTGATAGGTTAACATCTTATCTAATAGAGAATAAGAATGTTCTTTCTTTGTCTTAGAAAATTGTGTGCTTATAAAAATAGGTGTATGTTTTTTTGATTGTTTTAAATCACAAATATAGTCTACTATTTCTGTGTCTTGGGGTGTTAAACCTACATTAGGATTCGTCCAATATATACCAGGAACTCCTATTTTACTGAATAGGTTCAGCTCTTTTTTCCAATTCGGAACCAACTCATCTTTACCCCAAATTCTTACCTTATGATGTAGACCTGAACTCCAGTCACAGAAAGAACATAAGAATGGGCAACCTTTTGTTGTTTCCCAGCATAGAGCATAAAAAACACCTCTGTCTCTCAAGCCCTTTAAAAATTTTGTAATTTCATTTTCAAATTCAATGTATATACTGTATTTTAAAATATCATCTTTTTTATTCACCGGCTCGTGTTCGCTAATAAATCCCTGTTTTGAAATCACGTTTAACAGATTAACTTCGTGACCAGCTAAATGATCTAGTAGTCTCGAAAAGGCTATCTCAGCTTCTCCGTATATCACCCAATCAATAAAATCATATTTTTTAAAAAATTCTTTATCTCTATGCGCATCTAATTCTGGACCACCGACAATAATTGTAAGATTAGGGTTTTTCTTTTTAAAGAATTCTGCCATCTCAAAAAATTCTTTTTTATTCCATATATAGACACTAAATGCAACTACATCTATCTCTTCTTCCAACAACATATTGTATGTTTTTTCTAAGTTGAATTCTTCCGGGCTGACTAAAAAATACGGATCAGTCCATTGATATTCGTCCTTAGAAGCTGAAAATTTTACGTGATGAAGCTTCAGCATCCAGTTAATAGGAGACACATAGCAGATTTTCTGAGACCATATGCTAAGACAATTTGAACTGAATATTTTTATTTTTTTCATATGAAGTTAACCAAAGATAGCTTAATATTTATAAGTATGATTTTTATCCTACGATCGATCATATTGTCCAGCCCAATAAGACCCTTTGCACCCGATATTAAAGCCTAATATTAATCTAGGAGTCTCTGATAAATTTGCTTTTACGCTATGTCGAAGGTATCCGGGAAACATAATTAGGTCTCCCGAACGAACAGATATTTCTTGTCCTATGGGATATTTAATATTCGGACTTATCGGTTGAGTCATTAACACTGTTTCTAAGGGATTTTCTAAAAACAAATTTCCTTGCTCCGGGCTAGCATCAATGTACATAACTGCGGTAAAAGGCATATTTCCGTGAAGATGAGAATCTATGTATCCACCCTTCGGTGTTTTATTAGCCCATACTTGAAACACAAAAGGAGTCAATCCTTCAAAGTATCCGCATTCTTTCCAATAATTTTTAGCACAAGATTCGACAAAGTCTACTACATCTTTTGTTTGATCAGGAAATAATTTGTGCAAATCATCGGCAGTATGATATGAGCATAATGTTCCTTCTCTCATAAAGACATTATTATTATTTTTTGTTTCTTCAAATACTGATTCTAATTTAGAAAACAAATTTGTTTTTAAATTCGAGAAATCTGAATAATAATTCTTATATACTAGAGTAGGAAATAAACTTAATGTTTCTTGCATTATTGATATTTTACATTTGGAGCGTGTACAGGTCCAATAGGATCCCCATCGTAGTGAACACTCTGACTAGTCATCTCGAGACCCTCTTCCCAATGTTGTGTTATTATTACTAATGCACCTTTATGGCCCGCCCAAACGGAATGAACGTCTGATCCGTCGAAGGGATGTTCTGCACCCATATAAACATTAGTACCGTCTTCTTTTTCTACTTCACATACTGGTGTTGAATCTAGTAGTCTTACGCCATTGCAACTACCTGATAAAGTTCCCGATAGATATATAATTCTTGCATCTACTCCCGGATGTCCGTGCTGAGGAGTCTCCCAATTGGGAGCTAACATATACATTTCAGCTTGATACCTGCCTTCTCTAAAAACTATAGCACTATAGGTATGATCCGTCACATAGATAGGATCTTTAGCAGGCGGTCTGATCGGATACCCATTGTCTTTATACCAAGCTGTAAATTCATCTAAATTATTCCACATATTATTTTTCCAATGTTTTAATTATTTTACCGTGGCTAGGATCTACAGGATCTCCAGCCCAATTAATAGTTACAGAGTTAGGAGTTATTCCTTCCGGCCATTTTTCTAGACTAAGAAAGGCACCTCCCTTGTCTCCTGCTATCAAGGCGTGAGTTTGATCGTCTGTTAATTTCTCACTGCACATTCCAAACAGTTTGTTTGTACCGGTTTTACTAGGTTCTCTATAGTGATCGGAATAATCAAAAAGTTTGCCGTTCTGAATGGTATGTACATTTCCGCCCCATACCATAATAATATTTTCTACGCCAGGATGACTATGCTCAGGGCTGCTAGTGTTAGGACGTACCAGATAAAGTTCTGCCTGATACTGACCTTCCCTAAACAGCACATAGCTGTAGCTTATGTCGGTGACATAAACAGGATCCTCAAACGGGGGTCTGATCGGAAATCCGTTTTGTTTGTACCATTCTGCGAATTCTTCTAAATTATTCCACATGATCTGTCTCTCTATGCATATTTATTGGTTTGCAGGACGTATTTCTGTCCAATCTTGATACGGTACATCTATCATCAAATCTTGTACGTAAATTCTATCTTTAAACGTTATTAGATTAGATAATAACTCAGCGATATCCTGCGTTTTTAATTTCTTTGCCGACAATGATTTTGACATCTCAGTATCGACTAATCCCACAACTAAATTCAGTATCTGCGGAGATGCTTTAAGCTTTCTTTGCATAATGAAATCTATCTGAGACTTTTTGTCACGTATGTAATCTTTCATAAATTCAGGAACAACTTCTGTGTGGACAGCTTTGCTGGCAACATTTATTATTAATTTTTTCTGATTATCCCACTGTTGTACTTTATTTTTCAACAGATAAAGTTGTGAGTTAGGATAATACGCATTATTAATAAAAACATCAAAATCATTTGTTTCCATTAAAATACGATCTATATCGATTTCTTTGCAGATATCGTATCCGTTAGATCTGGAATATCCGTAGACATCGTGTCCTTGTTGAACAAGCTCTTGATATAGGGCTTGCCCAATTCCTTTAGTATGACCGGTAATTGCTATTTTCACGATGTACTTATCAACTATCAGACAGTCTATAAATATTTGTCTACCTAGATAAAGAGATTACCGAATGCTTAAAGACATCTTTCCAGTTCAAATATATGAAGCAGATTTTCCAAATTATGAAGTAATTAAAGACGATCTTTTATCGGACGTTATGGCTCTATTCAATCAAAACTTAGAGCTATATTCAAAACATAGACTATTTAATCAGTCTTACAGTCTCGAAGGAACTGAGCCCGGTATGTATCGAGATCTGCATAAGAAGCTAGATTATCCAGAACTAATGACTTGGATACAAGGCGAAGTCGAAAAATACTGGCAAGCTCTCAGCTACAGTAGATTTGTGAAACCCGAAATCGTTCATATGTGGAGTAACCTAACTCCAAAAGGCGGTAATATAATACAGCACAATCATAGCCCTTACGAAATAGCAGGTTCATTTTATGTGGACGCCAGTCCAGATCGCGGATGTCTTGTTTTAGTTGACCCAAACGAAATGATAAGAGGACGGCTACCTTATTACGATTCAAATGAAAGTAAGCAGGGTAGGTACTTTTTCGATCATATAGTCGAACCGAAACCAGGAAAATTAGTTTTGTTTCCCGGATGGTTATATCACAAAACACAAAAAAATCCCAGCGACGACCCTAGAGTAGTTATAGGTTTAAACGCCGGATTAATGTACAGAATAGTATAATGTTATTAATACACAAAACAGTTAGTCTTTGCGATCATTGTTATCGCCACATACCGGCAAATGTCTACGAAGACAATGGTCAGATACTTATGGCTAAAAATTGTTCCGAACACGGAATAATGCACAGCGTAGTAGAAACAGATCCTGAATTTTATTACGGTTTAGATCATAAAAAAGATTTTACTACTTTCAATCAAGTATTGTTCGAAGTTACTGATAGATGTCAATTGAATTGTCCTCATTGCTATCATCTTCCAGATAACAAAATTAAAGATTCACCTTTAGATTTTGTAATAGAACAGGTTAAAACTTTTCCTAAAGATTGTATGCCAATGTTTGCAGGAGCCGAAGCAACTCTTCGAAAGGATTTTATTGAATTATGTAAAAAAATAAACGATCTAGACTTCGAAGAATTTTCGTTGATATCGAATGGAGTGAAATTCGCAGACATAGATTTTACTAAAAAATGCTTTGGTGCTGGACTTAAACAACTGTGTTTCGGACTAAATCATCACAGCTATCAAGGCAAACGAGTTCATACAAAACAATTAAAAGGGTTGAATAACTTAATCGAAGTAGGATACAACTTAGGTTATGTAGGATATACTATCGAAAGTTTAGACGATGTTCCTGAAATATTAGAGGAAATACAAAAAATAAAATCATCAAGCATAAATCATTATAGAATTAGATGCGGTAGTTTTATTGGTCGTAGCTTAGATAAACACAGAAGTTATCTAAGCGATCTTGTTAAAAAAGTAAAATCTTTATTAGGCGATGAAGTAAATTTTGGAGTGTATGATGATAATCCCTATCATGTTATGATGGAATGGAGAGATGTAAAATTAAGGCTTATCCAGTGGCCAGATGTAACAAATATTGACATGGAAGAGCTAGCCACTGGTCCTTGGTGCCAATTCTACGACGGTCCTATAACTAATTTTGTTCACCAAGTAATAACCAGAGATGCTTATAAAAATATGAATATGCCTAAATTAGATGAGGTTCCGGTTAGATATCATTATCGAAGAATAACCAACGAATTTAACGATCATCACTGGAAACATCACTGGTCCGGGACTACAAAAATTTCCAAATTTGATTGGACTTTAGATCAAGATCAAAAGCCTGTTAAAATTTATACCCTAAGTCCTGTATGAAATTTATAGAAAAAATACCTTTAGAAGTCGATCTTAATTTAATTCTTGAAGACCTTGACACTGTTTTAAAAAAAATAGATTGGCCAGAATCATCTTTAAAAGATAACGGTCGAGTATATCATGCTAATCAAATAGGTCTTACCTATAGACCTAATGCTAAATTTCCCTGGTTCGATGCTAGCGGGAGTCTGTATGATAAAGAACAGAAACATTTTACAGGAACCGAGCAAGACTTTACAGAATGGAATCCGATTGAAAAATATACAAAATCAGTAATTGAACAGCTATCTGATATGATGCGAATTAAATTTGGAAGAATTCGTTATATGAGGCTTTTACCTAAAACAGGTCTCAGTGTGCATCATGATTTCGAATCTCGATATCATTTAGTATTAAAAACTAATCCGAATTGTTATTTTTTAGATTGCGTTTCGGATATCGAAACAGCGACTAGGGGCTATCATATTCCAGCTGACGGATTTTTTTATAGAGTCGATACAACACGTGATCATACGGTGTATAACGGTGGATGGGAGCCGAGAATTCATTTGGTTCTTAATGAGGTAAAATGACCTTTGATATTATTATTCTTACCGGAATATCGGGATTCGAATTTCAAAGAGCCATCGGAGCTTATCGAATAGCTGCCCACTTAAGACAACACGGTTATTCTGTTCAGGTTATCGACTTCATAGACTATTTTGATCTCGACGAATTAGCAAACATCTTAGATCAAGTCACAGGAAGCAATACATTAGCTTTATGTGTGAGCACTAGTTTTTTAAAAACTGTCACAAAAGACATTATTGTAGATTCAACTTATAAGAAATTAAGACAAGTTTCTCCTGATACTCGATCTATAATTGAAACTTATCGAGATCGACATCCTTCGATAAAAATAGTTGGTGGAGGGGCTAACGTTTTTTGGTATAAGGAAGACACACTATTTGACACAGTTATAACAGGGTACGGAGAAAATGCGATTCTCGATTACATTGATTCTTTAAAAAATAAACAAAAAAGAATCTACACAAAATATAAAAATATTAATTTGATCAACGGTGATAAAAATTTGCCTGATATTCAGCACATGGAACATCATTGGGCAATTAACGATTGCATCATTCCGGGAGAAACGCTGCCTATAGAAATTTCAAGAGGTTGTATTTTTAACTGTCGATTTTGTTCTTATCCCCTTAATGGAAAAAAGAAATTTGATTATCTACGAGATCCTTTGTATATAAAAGACGAAATGATTAGAAATTACGAGCTCTTCAGCACCACAAATTATATGTTCAGTGACGATACTTTTAATGATAGTACATACAAATTAGAACAGTTACATAAAGTTTTTACATCGTTGCCTTTTAAAATAAAATTTGTGTCTTACCTGAGATTAGATTTATTGTATGCTCATCAAGAACAAATACAACTATTAAAAGAAATGGGTTTAGGATCGGCTGGTTTCGGTATAGAAAGTCTAAAACCAAAAACTGCTAAATTTATCGGTAAAGGGTTAGCAGAAGATAAGGTCAAAGATTTTTTGCCTAAACTTTATTACGATTATTGGAACGAAGAAATATCAGTAATTTGCTCTTTTATAGTAGGGCTTCCGTACGAAACAGCAGAAGAAGTTGAAGAAAGTTTTAAATGGATACAAAGCGTAGGAATTAATTCAATATGGATGCCATTGGCTATTACTCCTAGCAATTTTTATCTCAGCGAAATAGATAAAAATTATGAAAAATATGGATATGTTTTAGGTGAGGAAATAGGTTACTGGAAAAGTCCTTTAATGGATAGAAAAAAGGCTGAGGAAATAGCATTGAGATTTAGTAAAGAAGCTAGCTCAGTGGGAACAATCAATTCTTGGTACTTATTTTTAATGCTGAGTTACGGTCTGAATAGTTTCGAAGAACTCAAAAAATTAAAATGGTCTGAATTAGATATTAAGAAATATTCCCATAGAAAAGAACAACTAATTCAAGAATATAAAAGATTGTTAGCAGAATCCATAAAATGATAGATACTTACAAAACTGTAGATAATTTTGACTTAGATTGGCAATATTTAAGAAACACGGCCAAGCAAGATAAAGATCATTTGCTATGGGAAAATTATCAGGATTTTGATTTAAAAACCTACGATCACATGATTGTAAACGTTAGAGACGGAACTCCTGCTGCATTTCATGGTATTTACAATAATGGTCGATGGCCTAACAATGTGGCCAGATTCTGTAACCGAGCCTATATAAACCCTCATTTCAGAAAATTAGGACAGGGGCTGGAAATAACTTACAAAAACATAAAATATGTTTTGGACAATTATGAAAACTGGGGCAAAGACATATTGTTTATTTCCCGAGGAGTTCAATACGATAATGCCGAGATTACCTGGAAAAAATTTCAAAAATTCTGTCAATTTTTAATAGAAAAAACAAACTACCATTTAATTTACGACGATAAGCTTTACCAATGTTGCCCTAATTTATGTAAAGATTGTTTTCAATTTTGTATATGGTATGATCCAAAAAATCTCAAAAAACATCTAAATATACACAGTATTAGCATTGATCAATGGGCCCGTTTACCCTGAGCTTAGATTACTTTATCTGGCATAAATAATACAACAAGAGATAGCCCCAGGAGTCGATTACTATGCCTTTACAAATTCGCAGAGGAACCACAGCGGAAAGAACGTCAATTAGGCCCATCATAGGCGAATTGATCTATGATACTACATTAAAACAAGTTTATGTCGGTGACAGCACAGACGGGGGAATCACCGGCACGCTCGGTGGAACCGCTGTTACAACTTTCGGAACAGAAGATGCTCAAGATGCAGTAGCCAGTGTTCTATCATCCGGAACACATACCGGTATATCATTCGTTTACGATGATGCTGCCAATAAAATTTCAGCCACAGTTGGAGGTGGTGTAGTTGTTTTAGATATCAAAGGTTCAGTATTCACAGATGATACTAGCACAGTGTTAGTAGATGGTGTCTTAGGAGCAATTAATCTCGATAATACCGTTAGAAGTAATGTAATTCCTTATGTAGATTCTACCTATGATTTAGGCAGCGCCTCTAAAAGATTCAAAGATTTATATTTGAGCGGATCTAGCCTATATGTAGGCAATGCTGTTATTACTGCTACAGGATCTGCAATTAATCTTCCTGCTGGGTCGACAGTAGGCGGAGTGTCAATCGGAGCAGGATCGGGTCTAGGAGATGGTGTAGTTTCTGGCAGTAATTACAATATCAATATTGTAGCAGATGATAGCACGGTGATGGTGAATTCAAGTACAGGTTTGATTACAGCTCCTGATGGTTTTATCGGTAATGTGATAGGAAATTTAAAAGGTGATGTTAGGGCAACAAACAGTGCAGTGGTGTTAGATTCCGGAACTAACGGTACCGATGCTGTATTTACAGGGTCAGTAACAGGTAATGTCACAGGTAATGTCACAGGTAATGTCACAGGTGATGTCACAGGTAATGTCACTGGTAATGTCACAGGTAATGTCACAGGCGATTTAAAAGGATCAGTATTTGCTGATGATAGCACTGTATTAGTCGATGGTCCTGCTGGAGTGTTACGAGGTCAACTAATTGGTTCAGTGGCCGGTAATGTCACTGGAACAATAACTACTGATTCTATAATTAAGTCAGGTACCACTGGAGTTGGTACTATCGGTCAGTTCGCAAATAAGTGGGGTATTGTCTACTCCACCACATTTGCCGGAGACTTAACAGGTAATGTCACTGGTAATGTCACTGGTAATGTCACTGGTAATGTCACTGGTAATGTCGCTGGTAATGTCACTGGTAATGTCACTGGTGATGTGATAGGAAATTCTACAGGATTTCATTTAGGTGACGTGAGAGGTTCTGTGGTCGCAGACGACTCTACTATGTTGGTAGATGGCGTTTCTGGTAGAATTGTAGGACCTGTGACTGGAAATTCCATTACTTCTTCCGGTGCTACCGTTCTTAACACTACATCAAAGACTGCTACATTAGCACAGATAAATTTAGAGGGCACCGGTCTGCTATTTGGTACCACAATGACTGTGTTAACGTCATTGAATAATTTTCTTACAGAATCATATAGTGCTGGCGGTGATCCTTTTGTTAATATCTATAGCGGTCATGGATCTGCAGCAGGCACAGGCGAAGTATCACTAACACGAAGCAGAGGTACTTTGATATCTCCTTCCGCTGTTCAAAACAACGACGAATTAGGACATTTTGTCTTTACCGGTCACGACGGATCTAACTTTTCATCATCTAGTAGAATTATATGTTATGTAGACGGTGCAGTAAGCACAGCTACTATACCGTCGAGAATTGCGTTCAGCGTCACTAACAGCACAGGAACAGAAGCTACTAAACTAACTATTAAGAGTTCGGCAGTAGAATTTGCAGTACCTCCTAAACTTCCAGTAGTTGCAAATGACACAGCTCGTACAGCGTTAGTGGCATCTCCGTCTGCAGGAATGTTAATCTTTATGCAGAGCGGAACAGCTCCAGCAGCCACAAATGTAGTTCAGGTGTATGACGGCAGTAACTGGGTTAATTTACATTAAACACTGACATATCTTTAATAAAATAAGGCATGGTTTGTAATAGATCATGCCTTTCTTTACTTTTAGGTATGCATAGACCGCAGCCACAAAGATCGTTAGGGCATTGTATTATAGGCATTTGTTTGCTTACTAATCTGTCTCGAAGATCTGTTATCACAGACTCCCATTCTGAAGTTTTTCCTATAGAACCTCTGGTACTGTCTAGTTTGGCCTGACAGGTTTGATGATGATATATCAATTCATTCTGTTGATCGATATGTAAAAAATACCAATTCACTGCACAACTCCATTCTTTGAAGTTTCTGTAATTAACTGATTTAGTTATTTCTTCTGTGTCACCATTGCAAACCTTAAAGCTTCTCCCACCGCAACACGGCCTGTGTAACGGCCCGACGTCGATATTCCAAAAATCTTTAAGCCAATCTTTTTGTTCTTGAGTATATAGATGTCCCTGACTGAACGGACTGGTGGGATTTTCTCCTATTAATCTAGGAATGAAATTAACATTATTTTCTTTTAACCAATCACATAGCTCTTTACACTCATCAAAAAAATTAAAATGAAACATAACATTAACTTTCATTTTAATTCCATTGTTTTTAAATTGTATAATCCTTTCTTTTACCTGTTTTTTGAGTTTAGAATCCGCTTCAGCATGATAACTTATTGTTACGTGATCGTAGTTCTTAATTATTCCATCTGCTATCTTAGAAGACATTGCACCATTAGTTGTAACATCTAACCAAAGATTGATATCCTTATCAAGTTTTTCTATTTTTTTAAAATTAACATATTCTGAAAATTCTAAAAAGTGTGGATTTACAGTTGGCTCGCCTCCTGTAAAACTTAAATGATATTGTTTATTGACTTTGTACTGAGATAGAAGATTGATATATTCAAAAACAAAATCTGCATTACTTTTCAAACTATCTAAACTTGCATGAGGACTAAAATTGTCGTGCCGGTGGCCGGGGCAATAACTACAATCATAATTACATCTACGCCCCATATCCCAGGTTATTACAAATGAATCTTGGTTGACAGGTTTTATTGAAAAGAATTTAGTCATTGTTTACTCTAAGTATAAATTGATCTTTTGGTTTTGAAAATCCAGTCTTTCCACACACCCGAGCACAGGTGTATAATTTTTTCGAAGACCAATATTCTTCCCAGATACGTTGCCATCTATCATCGTTTATAATTTCTTTTATAGAATATTTTAAAGCTGACAATCTTTCTATACCACCCAATGCATTTGTTAAATCGTAGTATTGTTCTAAAGTTTTATCATAAAAATTATTAACATAAGTCTGTACAATATCTAAATGGGTATTCTTTGGTGAATAATTATAGGGTGCCGAAGCTAGAAAACAGCAAGGAAATACGTTCTTATGAGCATCGATGTAGATTTCTTTTGCATCTAAAACATAACAATTTATTTCGCTTTGCTTTAAAATTTTTTCGTAATTAATTATACTATCTGCATTTATTAAAGAAACTTTATTATCAGTTGGAGGTTCGAGATAATAAATGGTATCTCCTTTTTCATCGACTACATTAAATCGATCGCTGCCGACGAATCTGGTTGTATTTTTTACTGTGAATCTTTTGAATCCTATTTTTTTACTGCGCAGTTCTGCTTCCGATGCTTGATGTTCATTGTGTTTAAATTTAATAAATGCCCAGTCGGCGATTCCGCCTTCCTCAATGAATGCTCTAGCATTGTTTATAACGTTCTCGTAGGTTGTTCCTATTCTATATATGTGATGAGTATCTTCTAACCCGTCAATGGCAAAGACAACTGTATGATTTATAGGTAGGCAATGAAACAATTCCTTCCACCAAGAAGTTGTTCTAGCCCCACCATTTGTATGAATTCTTACTTCAATGTTCGGCGCATTATCTTTAATAAATGAACACATACGAAGCAGATCATTGTTCATTATAGGATCACCAAAATTACCACAAAAATACACTAATCGTATCTGTGATAATGTTTCTGAATCAAATATTTTTTCAAAATCGTCAAATGTCCAATCGGCAATTTTTAAATTTTCATTGGTCATGCCTCCGTGATACTTGCGAGGACACATTGGACAAGATGCCTGACATCTATTACTGATTTCTAAATGCACTGTGTTGAGTTCTTTAAATTGAAACATAGCCTATGATCATGAATCTTTTATATAGAGAAAGATCTAATTCTCCAGAATATAATATATAATTTAAACCGCTTTGTTGTTTAAATTCTTCAAGGTTATTAGATATTCTTACGTGTTCAGCAATATTGTAATTATTACTTTGTAACACTATCAATGAACTATCAGGAATGTTCGCCAACCATAAATCGTGTTGCTCTTGGGTGATATGTTCACAACTCGTATTGATAACAACATCAGCTTGACTTTTTTCGTTACACATATCAGCAGTCACAGCATTAAATCGACCTTGCATCTCTTCTTTTTTATTCATAGTTGCTGCGATAGATTCGCAGGAAGGATCAATGTCAATACTACGAATAGTAGTAACTGGTATATCGCTTTGAAATAACATACTGGCTAGAACCCCTACCCAGCCGCCGTAGATATCAAAACTGCTTTCGAAATGTACATAATTTTTAAGATGATCTATCAACCACTCTTTGCTGTTCATCTGGCCTTGCCAAAAAGCATCAAGGGTTCTTTTTGGATCCGAGCTTTCTCTTATAGCACACATCCAATAGTGTAAATGTTCTGTATCAATTTTCATATATAGGTATAATTTTTTTCGGAGCTTCTTTCCATTTTGTTAATACAGCTTCTCCGGCACAAGAACATATATTCCTTTCACAAACTACTGGCTGTAATACAGGATTAAATTTCTCTGGAAGATCAGGATCATTGATGTTAAAGTAATTGTCAATGCCATATAGTTTGGCTTTACAGGTTCCTGTAATCTCTCCTTTTCTATTAATAGAAATCCAATTAATTCCAATAGTACATTTCCAACCGAGAAATTTGTTTAATTTTCTTAAAATAAAATATTGATCAGTTCTTGTTTTTTCTTTTGTACCGTCGTCGAAAATTGCCGTGTATGTAGGCAACATAGCAAATTCGATAAAATATTTTATAATATGCTTCAACGAGGGTAGTCGTTTACGAGTAGTTTTTAAGTATTTTAATTGTTCTTCATCATAATCTACAACACCATCGATGTTTATTGGCTTAGCCATTACCGTAAACTTTTTCTTCGTTGAAGTGAGTTTATCAATCATTGACCGACATTTGTCCCAAGCATCACGATCCATTAATACCGTTGTGATTACCAAAACATTTTTATCTAATAAAATTTCAGCTACTTGTTGAACATGGTCCAAGTCTACTCTTTCGTGATGAACACTTATACTAACCATACTAAAATAGTGACCATATTCTTTCCACCATCTAACGGTCCTAGAACCGTTAGTTTGTACAGTGATATTGAGTTTTTTCTTTTTTCTATCAAACTTAGTATTTTCAATAAGATACTGTGTTAGTTCTCCCAGATGCTTCCACAATGTAGGTTCGCCACCTAGATAATTTAATTGAATGCTATCAATGTCGTTTTCAAAATAAAACTCTATTATCCTGGATAAATTTTTCTTCACTATGTTTAGTTCTGGCCAAGGAGAGTCTCCGTCATTACATCCTGGAAAACAATACCAACATTTGTAATTACAAATATTGCTGAGCTCGTACTGAATTTTTAAAGTCTTTGATCCGCTGTTTTTTATTTCTATTAGCTGTTTCATAGCAAATGACCCAATTCTGGAAAAATTCTTTTAGCGTCTGTATTACGAATCGAGTCTAAATTTTTAACATATTCTTTAAAGTCTGGAACTAGATGACTATGATCTTCTGCTTCTACAAACTTTAGAATACTTTCCCAACGATTCCATCCATTAGGGTTATGTTTCCAGAAGTCATCATCCTGGCGATAGTTATCCCATAACCACTGTTTAAATTCTATAAAATCTTTTCGTAATTGTTCTTTATCGGCTTTAGGGAGAATACGTGCAGAGAGAAAAGTAGGAATATACAACATATGCATATTCAGTATCCCACCTCCTGCTTCAATATCAAACACTTCGAATAAATTTATCTTCTTAAATTTTTTCAATATCTTCCATTTAGCAAAATCTATAATATGTTTGATATTGAATATTTGAACTGCACAGGCAATACCTACTTTGATATTATCTGGAGTATTATCTAATTTCATTAGAGCAGATTCGGTTTCCTGCCAACTTACCGGATATCTAATATAATGATTTCGATCTTCAAGAGCATCTATGCTAAATGCGAATCTAACTTCTTTGAATTTTGACCAAATGTTAATAATATTATCATCTACTAACACGCCGTTTGAATTGTATCGAACTGTGATATTGTCGGCATATCCTCGACGAATGATCTCTTCTAAAAAATTCTTGTGTTCTTTAATCATTAAAGGTTCGCCACCTGCAAAATACAGTTGACGAATGTTAGGAATTTGATCGAATATTTCTTTCCATAGTTCTGGTTTTTCGTACCAATAATTGTCAAACGAATTCTTATCCCAAGACATCTGATGCAAAACGATCTTACTCTCTGTAGATTTTATCAATTGATCGTGATCTTGTACCCATCTACTACTGTCGTGTGGACTGCACATAACGCACTTTAAATTACAAGTGTGACCTAATCGTAGATCTAGGTATCTGATTATAGGCGGAACCTCTCCATCCCGGGTTGTTTCTTTTACTAATTGATCTATTTCTAATTTTTCTTCACTCCAATAATATGTTTCCCAAATCCTTTTGCTGACAATACCTTTAGATTCTTCTTCGAAGCATTTAAAACAGCTCGATGGAATATTACCATCCAGCATGGTAGTTCTAACTGTTCGCATGTACTGGTTGTTCCATGCACTCTGCAGAGTCTCTTTACCAAAGTTTGCAGCAATTCCATCTTCTTTCTTTACTAGGCCTGCATCCATGATACCGTTAGTGGCCTGACTGGCATTAGATCCACAGCACAATCTTGCATCGCCATTAGGACGAGTAGCTACGTGAATCCACGGAAGGACGCAGAAAGTCTTAGTGCCTGTTTTCTGTTCTACAATTTCTATAAACTTTTTAACTTTTTCAGACACGACCAAATCCCCATTGTCTTTCTTCGCACCACCAACATTGGCCGCAGTGGTCGTAGTACTCTAATTTTCCTGCTTGTTCGCAACTACGTGTTACAGGAAACAGGGCTTCCATTAAATTTAATTGTTTGTAAATATCTGCAATTGTTTTTTTATCTTTGTTTACAAAAGGTCTTCTTAAGAATCCGTTGTGATCAACTTCATTTTTGATCACAGTAGGATCTCGTTCCTCGGTACTAGGAGAAGCAAATACTACATCGCTAGGGGGGTTAGCAGTTACTCCAAAGAACACACAACTGATTGTTTTAGACTTTAGATATTCTCGTTGGGTGTCAAACAAACTGCTTTCAGTTTGATCTTCTGAATAATAAGAATGATGTATTACGTTGATGTTATCAGTTAATTGAATACAACGTTCTATTACTCTAGGAACAACAACAGCATTAGCTCTGCCTTTTTTATTATTTGAAAGAGTAAAAATATGAATAGGATCTTTAGTATGTTTCATTAAGATGTAGAGAAGGAGAGAACTATCTGTTCCTCCGGAACAACTAATACCTACTGGCCCTGTTGGGATTTCGATTACTGTGTTATTTGCCAACTCTATTCTTTTCATTTATGTTTAGGTATCTTACTGTCAGCAGAACTAACACAACTTGGTGTAATACATTTAGCAGGGGCTTTAAACAATTCAAACCCGTCTGTTAAGGTTCCAAGAATAGCATCGTGACAGCTATAAGATCTTTTTACTTCATTACTTCTTATAATAACACTTTGGTACCCGGAATTACAATGCCACCCTTTAAACTTATTAAAGTCGAACGCATTAAATCGTTCTGCTTGATCAAACAGGTATTCTTGATTATTGTGATCATAGAGAGATATTTGATATATTTCTTCTCCGGCGGCCTGCTGAGGAAACCCCATTTGCATTAGATGAATCATCTCTTCTGTATATCCTTCTATCACCCGACTGGCTGTAGAATCACTTTGAGGTTTCAGTGTTATATTAATACCTCGTTTGTGTAATCGTTCGCAGCGTTCATAGAGCTCATAAAATTTTTCTGGCACCATTACTTGATTGATTGTAACGTATACGTTATCATACATAAGCTGAAGACACTTATCACCAAATTCTTGTTCTTTGGCAAATTCTGAATGATAACTTGCTGTTATACTTCTTCTCTGTAAATTAGAAGTAACGTTTGACCAATTATTCCACCATTTACTACCAGGACTTAGATTAGTAGTCATATGTATACTTTGATACGGACTTTCTAAATCATTTTCTAAATGCTTTATTAGATCTAATAATTGTTTATAGGCCGTTGGTTCCCCGCCGCTGAAGCTCCAATGAAATTCCGTAAAGCCATTCTGTCTTGCTTGTCTTTTAATTTCGTCTACTGTATTTTTATAGATGTCTAATGATTGATAATCGATTCTATCCGATCTTGCATATGGCCAGCAATATGAACAACTATAATTACAAAATCTTCCTAGTATCCAACTTGTAGAAAATAACGGTCGGGCCAACATTGTTCTTTGACCAAATCTGGTTATATTTTGAAATGGTATATTTTGAAAATCGTGCATAATTAACTGCTATTATTTACTCTATTAGCTATTGTTTTTTACAAATTAAGGTTATATAATATACTTGTGGTCGTCAGTGGAATTGGTAGACCTCCGGTCCGTTGAGAAACGCACTTGGGAACAGGGCACCGTCTTAGACACCGCCTTTGTAGGTTCGAATCCTACCGGCCACACCAAATTCTATAATAAGTAGAATACTACTAACTAAAAGGAAATTATATGTCAAACACAGTAGAACAACTAAAAGCAGACTTCGAAGCATTTTTGGCTGAAGACGCAAAGTTCACAGCAGGTAACGGTGCAGCCGGTACTCGCGCTCGTAAAGCTCTACAAGAAGTTGCCAAGGGCGTAAAAGCTCGCCGCAATGAAATCACAGCAGAAAAGAACGCCCGTAAAGAAGCCAAGGCCTAATCATGAACGACAAGGATAATATTATCCTTGGTGGAAGTGAGTTTGACAGCATCACAGTCACAGATACAGTAACATTAGATCTCGATTTTGGTGCTGCCGAACCTGCTCTTTCGACCGTAGGCATAGACACAATTACACTCGACGACATTAATATGTCTAGTAGTATAACAATACCATCTAGTTCTTATGTAATAAGTGGTGCTGCTGGCAGTGGCGGTTATAGCTATTCGAACAATGGTTATAATTGGACTACTACTGCTCCAACCACAGTTAATATAGACACCAACGGTGTTAATATTAAAGAAGGCGGAGATCTCAAGATTGGTAATGCTAGTCTTAAAGATTTTATGACGAAAATGGAACAGAGATTGGCTATTCTTGTTCCCGACCCAGAAAAACTTGAAAAGTTCGAAGCACTCAAAAAAGCCTACGAACATTACAAAACAATGGAATCACTATGTTTCCCAGATGAGAAAGACGAAGAAGAATGAATGTTAAACTTGTATCCTATTCACAACCAACAGCAGAATTCGCAGGTCTCGGAGTCGACGATGCACAGGAACTCATCGCGTATTGCGCCCGTGTCAGCAATCCATCAAACCAACTCAATACAGAGACATCAGAGAAGCTTATTCGATATCTTGTTAAACACGCACACTGGAGTCCCTTGGAGATGGTTTCGGCCTGTGTCGAAATTACCACAACCAGAGACATCGCAAGGCAAATTCTACGACATAGAAGCTTCTCCTTCCAAGAGTTTAGTCAACGATACGCTGACCCTACAAAGGATCTTAACTTCATCACTAGAGAAGCAAGGTTGCAGGACACCAAAAACAGACAGAATTCTGTCGAATTGGACATGGCAGACCCTGAGCAGAGAGAGCTTGCACGTCTATGGGAAGAAAAACAACAGGCTGTTATTAGAACCTCTCGTGAAGCCTACACTTGGGCTGTCTCGAATGGCATAGCCAAAGAACAGGCTCGTGCTGTTCTTCCAGAAGGTAATACAGAAAGTCGTGTATATATGAACGGAACTATTCGTTCGTGGGTACATTTTATTGAACTACGATCTGGAAACGGTACACAAAAAGAGCATCAGTTAGTAGCATTGGCCTGTGCTAAAGCTATTGCTGCCATCTTTCCGATGACTGAAAGTTTAATTAATAATGGATGAAGAAGTCAAACAGTTCTGCGAAAACTACGAAGTCCGTGTCCTAAACGATCAAAAGCGTAGGGCACGATATCATCCTCCTAGATTTTTTACAGATCCGGAACGTGCTGATATCATCCGTAACGATATTGTAGAATACGAAACCGAAAAGGTTATCACTTTGGAAATACCTGAAAGCAGATTAAGAACTTTAATCGAGATGGAAAGGCGTTTCTATAAATGGCAACACCACACTAAAGCAGAAGTTGATATGTTTCAAACATTAATGGATAAAGAACGTGAGGAATCATTCTATCGAAATACCAATTCTGCCGTCCAGAAAGCCTACGAACAATATTCTATAATGTTAAATATGGCCGGATATCAAGGAAAATTTTAATGACAATAACACAAATATTATTAGCCAATATAGCATTTTTAATTTTAATAGGTGCAGTCTATACTCATTCGAACTGGGGCAAGATCAAAGAATGCTACGGAATGTGGTTTACTCGTGAATACTGGACAGATTATAATACTGTGGAGTTTCTTTCTTGGTTCGCCAAGGCCACTATTATTGTTCCTGGTTTGATCTTTGGCGTAACGTTATGGTGGTTATTTTTCTTAACATTGTTTACTAGTCTTACGCTAATATGGGCTAGTAACAAAAAACTACTTCCGACCCTGGTAGGATTTAATACTATATGGGTCTGGATTAGTTGTATGGTATTAGCACAGCATCTTGTGAGATATTAAATGAAAAACATTTATGTAATAGGCGGTGGAACTGCTGGTTGGTTCACTGCATTGTTAGTGAAAAAATTTCATCCAGGGCATAATGTTACACTAATTGAAAGTTCCGATATTGGAATTTTAGGAGCAGGTGAAGGATCTGTTCCGTTTATAACAAATGTTCTAGATATGCTAGACATTCCAATACCAGATCTTATAAGAGAATGCAAGGCTACTTTTAAACTAGGTATTAACTTTGTAAATTGGAACGGTGATGGTAAATCATATTTTCATAGTTTCATTTATAAGGATGAAATTCACAATCCTATACCAGTAGATCAAAATCTTATAGATAAGCTTCTTTCTTTACAGATAGCTATAGCCAATGGTCACGAACCAGAAGAACTTTCTGTATATGAAAAAATGGCGAAAGAAAATGTTATTCCTTTCACCTGGTCCGATAAAAATTCTACTCTCGATTCATTACCGTTAAATCATCATGGACAGTTTTCTTTACACTTCGATGCAAGACTGTTTGCGGTTTATTTGGCTAAGATAGCGAAACAGAGAGGCATTAATAGAATAGATGCAAAAGTTAAGAATTTTGAAGGACAAGAAATTATTAACTCTATAATTCTCGAAGATGAAACAAAACTAGACTGCGATTTTGTATTTGACTGTTCCGGATTCGCAAGATTAGTTATCGGGAAACATCATAATGTGAAATGGCTCAGTTATATGAATACGTGTGGATTAGATAGAGCCATGCCATTTTTTATAGATCACGATAATGATATTTCCCCTGTAACTGATGCATTTTGTATGAAAAATGGATGGATATGGCGAATTCCTGTATTAGGAAGGTACGGATGCGGTTATGTTTATAATTCTAAATATTGTACAGAAGAAGAAGCTTTGGCAGAGGCAGAAGAATTTTTCGGGATGAAATTAACTTATCCAAAAGTTTTTAAGTTTGAAGCAGGAACTTTTGAAAAAACAGCAGTCGGAAATTCTATGGCTGTGGGGCTTTCTCAAGGATTTTTAGAGCCGTTAGAAGCAACTAATATATGGGTAAGTGCTTTGAATGTCATAGACTTTTTAAATTGCGATGGGTTAAATCGCCGAGAACAAGAGTTTATAGATGATTTTAACGATCGATGTTTGACTAGAAATACCAATATCTTAGAATTCGTTTATTTGCACTATATGACAAAAAGAGACGATTCTCAATTTTGGAGAGACTTTCAAAAAAATTATCCCCCTCCCGAAAGATTAAAAACTATTCTAGAACAATTACATTCTGGACAGAGTCCAGAAATCGATTTCAGTATGTTTTCCGATAGAAGTTGGATGCAGGTCTTACACGGATTAAGATTAGTAGATTTAACCAAATATTATGATCTTATGAAAGACTACTACGTGCCTTATATATTAACATCTCCAACACACGTTCAAACAAATGATTTTGTTTCTCACAGAGAAATTTTAGATCATTTTGGTAACTTTTCAGTGTCAAATTCAAATTGAATCATTTTTGAATCATCTTGACAGGTTTTTAGAAATCTTGTATAATTAAAGTGTTCGACAGAAAGAATATTATATGAGAAACTACTGGACTTGTTCAAAATTCGCAGATTGGATCCGTGGCACTACCAAACTAAAGTGTGGCACAGGAAAAGAATGGGCGGAATGGGAAAAGGCTGCAAAGGCCAAGTATCCAATCCGTTGGTGGATCGCTGAGGAAGGTTTGGACAAAATTCAAGATGTTTGGTGTTATATCCCCGAAAGGATCAACGATGTACGCTACTATATCAACAATCGCTGGATCACTAAAACCCACGCTCTTACTGCTCATCCAAGCGATATTCCTCGCGGCCAGTGGCGTGATGTTGGCAACCGTTTTCTTCCATGTCTTTTTAATGAGCTTGTCGATTTTGTTGAAGTAGAACAAGCATGGCATACCTGTATGTGGGACGAAGAAGCCCGTAAAAAATATGCTCCACCTTGGTGGCGCAGTGGTTGGCTACGTTGGAGAACTTGGCGCTGTCCAGAAGCAGGCATCGACTATCTAAAGTGGGCAATGACTCTTACCAATGCAGAATTCATCGAAGAAGGCGAAACTCCCGAACCTACTTACCAAGCTAAGGCTGCTAAGGAAATTCTAGAGCTTTACACTTGGTGGAAAGAAGTCTATCCAAATCGTCCAGATGTACACGATGCCAGCGGTTGGTCGACCTACTGTGATATGCGTAGAGCCAAAGGTTATCATCTTCTCGATATGGAAGATAAAAGCGAGGATGAGGTAGCGATGCGTGACAAAGCTCTAGCTAAGAGTCAAGAAATTGAAAAAGCCTACAACGATGAAGACGAAGCTATGATGATTCGTCTTATCAAAATTCGCGAATCACTTTGGACCTAATATGAGCTTAGACGAAAAATTTGGACACAGCACTGAAGATCTTTATGTAAAGTATCTTCAATTTACTGGAGTAATGCTAGAAGATTACGATGCTATGGAAATAGCCGCTGTTATGGCTACTCAATCTTTAAGCTTATACAGAACTTGTATGAGCGAAGAAGATTACCAACTTATGGTAAAAAGCATCTATGATAGCAGACATGAGGTTAAAACATTCTAATGAAAGCAGAAAAACCAGCACAAGGTGTTATGATGACCGGGGATTATGGAAACTCAAAATTCTACAAAGTAGTCTGCGGTTGCGGACAGCCAGATCATGATTTGGATTTTGAGGTAGCAGCTGAAGAAACTGGTGTCAGCGTTAATACCTATGTTCGTGCCAAAACTGACTATTGGACAGAATCTGTAAAGAAACGCTACGACATTGACACAATATGGATGCAGGAATGGGATTGGTTTTGGAAAGATATTTGGAACGGACTTGTAACTCGCATTAAACTGACTTGGACTGTTTGGACCAAAGGTTATGTACAATGCGAAACCACCATTGCTATGAGCGAGCAACAGGCTCTTAACTACGCAGAAACTATTAAATCCGCAATTCAAGATGTCAAAGATTTCAAAAAGCCCTGAACGACATTCTTTCCAAAAGGAAGGTTATGTCAAGCGTCAGGCAGAAAAAGGCGAACCCGCCAACGACGATTATCTAGATTTCTTTGAAAAGATAATCAACGATCACAAAAACAAGTTCAGCGATCCCCAAAGCCGTGAAAACAATATGGAATACGATCTCCTAACCACTGATTGGATTTTGGAGAAAGTTCGCACCAGGGATGACTATGCCCAAAACTTATATGCGGCAATGTGCAATAATGACTTCATTCGTTTTGAAGTTGTTCCTATACTACGACAGGATCCTGAAAAAGATTTTTGGAGTTGCTCTTGGCGATCGGCTGGCGGCATAATCGCAGATATGCAAGAAAAGGGCGACTATATTGATTGGTACTGTTCTGGTATTCGAGATATCGGAGTCTATGCTCCTGAAAACGAAACCGTAGAACTCACCGACGAGCAAAAAGCTCGAATGGCAGTAGTAGAGAAATATGTGCCGGAAGGCCGTATCACCGACGAGATCCGGAATGATCTCCAACGTCTTGGCTGGGCAGTGACGCCCGGTGGAGATTGGGAAAACTTTTAACTTTAGGAGATTAATAACATATCATGACCTGGGAACTTTACGAGGTCTGGGCCGAGGATTTGGACGGCCACGAAGAGCTAGTTGATACTACCAAAAGCCATAAAGAAGCCAAGGCTTTGGCAAAAAAGGCACTGAACGAAGGTGCCCAAGAAGTTTGGATCTGCCGCGAAACTGGCGACGGAGACTTCGACGAAATTGAACGGTTGACAGCATGAAAGATTGGTGCTATAATATACACATACTGTTAACTAATAGGAGCAATTGAATGGCAAAGGCAGCAGTTAAAACTCGTGTTACTAAAAAACAAGTAATTGAACATCGAGCCAAAGCTCAAAAGGATCTTAGCCCAAAGTGGGACGGTCACGAGACTTGGACTGCGGATCAGTTTTCGCGACACTTCCGAATCGCTATGGAATATTATCGTGTAGAATTCAACGGTCGCGATCTCAAGCCTAAGGTCATCAATTGGATGGGTGCTAACGGTTATACCAAAGACCAAATTAAGGCATTTAAAGACACTAAAGACTTTCGTTGTAATGGTACAATGGGGGCGATCGCAGCCAATCTGCTTCGTGGTATGCCCGCTGTTCGTGCAGACTTCAACGAAGGACGTAATACTGCACAATGGTTAGGATCGCAGATTTCTAAGATTATCGAAGAAGGCAAAGACGATTACGAACCAGAAGAACCTGCAGATGATAAGCCTGCTGTTCCTCAGATGTCTATCCAGGATCGTGTTCGCGAAGCCACTTTTGGTATGACTGAAGAAATCGAAGATGCTATCGAGTCCTTTGTAAAAGATCCAGAAGCATTTGATCCCAAAGCATTCAAGATGCTGAGTCTACTGCGTGGAAAACAGGTCAAGGCTGCTCACGCTCGTATTATCAAAGATTTTTACCAGCGTCAGTACAATGAATATCTTGAATTGCAGGAAGGTAAATGCGATCAACTCAAAGAGGGCTATAGCCATTTGACTAAAGCTCAGGTTAAGAAGATCGTTGCGTTCTACCAAGAAATCCTTTCAGCCTGCGATATGTTGATGCAGGAAGCTAAAATTAACCGTAAGCCTCGTGCTAAGAAATCTAAGCCCGTTGAAAAGATCGTTGAAAAACTCAAGTATTTGAAGCAAGACGACAAGCTCAAACTGGTCAGTATCAGTCCTACAGATATTGTAGGTGCTAAAGAACTTTGGGTATTCAATATCAAGACTCGCAAGTTGGGCAAGTATGTCACAAGCGAGTTCAGTGAGCTAGGCGTTAAGGGCACTAGCATTACAGGATTTGACGAAGTTAAATCCGTGCAAAAGACCCTGCGTAAGCCCGAAGAGCAGCTCAAAGAGTTTAAGGCTGCGGGCAAAGTAGTTCTGCGCAAGTTCCTCGAGGACATTAAAGCAGTAGATATTAAGCTCAACGGACGCATTAACGAAGATACTATCCTACTAAAAACTTCGTAATACGAATCGAGGTCTGTCATAGTTCTAAATAAATACTAGACTATGACAGACCAAAACAACCTAGATAAAGCTATTGCTTACCTTGGAACAGCTCTAAAAGACCTGGCCAATAATACTAAACCTGTTTTTGATTTTAATGATATCGTTAAATCAATACCAAAAAGAGGATTAAGTGGGGATCACATAACAGGCGGGACAATAACTGCATTCTCTAGCCTAGGAATTAAAGATGAAGCCACTGGTACTAAACTTGTAATAAACAACGATGGTATTAAAATTGATGTTCTTACTGTAGACAAATTACAAGGTAACCTCAATGTTTCCGAAAACATAACAGCTAAAAATCTAACCATTAGCGGTCATCTAAAAGCAGCAACGATCGAAGTAACTGAAATTTTATCGGATACTAGGATTGAAAGATCTGCATCTTTAGAATTTAAAAAAACCGAAACTGAATCTTTAGAAAACAAAGGACTTTGGTGGATCGGAGAAGGATATGCTAAACAGTTTGTTTATAAATCGTATCCTGATAGATTCTTCAGTACGGAAATAGTCGACATTCACAAGGACAAGCACTATGCCATTAACGGTGTTCCTGTGCTAACCTCTAATGAATTAGGTAATTCCGTAACTAAGAGTTCTCTTAGAGAGCTTGGTAGATTAAAAGGTTTAATAGTAGACGGTGATGTAATAATCGATCAATACATTGTCTATAGTTCTAACACTAATAGACTAGGTCTCGGCACCGAAGAGCCCAATGCTGCATTTTCTGTAATGGAAGATGGTGTTGAAGTATTGTTAGGCACTAAAGATCAAACCAGAGGTATTGTAGGCACTTACGCTAGCCTACCATTCGATATTGTTACAGACAATACAGCTAGAATCACCGTACAACCGAACGGTGATATTATTCTCGGAAACCAAAATCAATTTCCGAGCAAAGTTTTTGTTCACGGTAAATTGTCTATCGGTGCTAAGAATCCCGACGAACGTGCTGCATTACACGTTCAAGGATCTATAAAATTTGACGATAGATTACATCAATATGGTGAAAGATTTCCTAGCAGCGGTAATTACAATAAAGGTGACATCGTTTGGAATACAGAACCAAGACCCGGATCCTATATCGGATGGGTATGCATTTCTGCAGGATCTCCAGGAATATGGTTACCATTCGGTGACATCAAACCTACACTGTGAATTCGGTAGTAGTTTTAGGTAACGGCGAAAGCAGAGCAGCCGTTGACATTCATCATCTTAAAAAAATATATCCGTTAGTTGGCTGCAACGCTATACATAGAGATATCGTTGTTGATCATCTCATCTGTTGTGATCACCGAATGGTATTTGAATCTCTAGAAAACAAAAATAATACATCAACTAAAATATACGTGAGAGAACGATCCTATAGATCATTTAAAAAAATTCAAAAAAACAAAAATGTATATCAGTTACCCGCAGTGCCGACAACAGGGTCAATCAAACGAGATAATCCGGAACATTGGGGCAGCGGTCCTTACGCAGTATTAGTGGCCAGCTTGTTAGACCAAGATCAAATTTATCTGGTAGGATTCGATCTTTACCCAAGCAATAACAAATTCAATAATATCTACAAAGGGACAAAAAATTACAATAGCATCGACTCTGCTCCTGTAGATCCCAGTTATTGGATTTATCAGGTGTCCGAAACTTTTAAACGATATGATCATAAACGATATATCATTGTTAATTACAAAGATTGGAAAATTCCTAAAGAATGGCAACTAGAGAATGTGTCATTTCTCGAAATGGAAAATTTTAAAAAAAATATTCAGAGCCTTGATCTATAACTAAATATCGTGTATTATATACACATAGAGGACTTCAATGACTTTCAACCCTCTTTAAATATTCTGCAAGTCATCAAACTTACTCGCTTATTTTTACAGGAGGCAAGAGATGGCGAAATATCTTTCAACAAAAACTTACGGTAATGATCGCGGCCTAAGCTGCTGCTTTAGACAATGGCGTAGCACACATAGTCACTGCTCATTACTACACGGATACTCAATCGGTATCAAACTAATCTTTGAATCAGAAACACTAGATGACCGCAATTGGGTCATGGACTTTGGTGGTCTCAAAGCATTTAAAGAATGGAGTGAATGGCAATTTGATCATACAATGGTTATCGCCAAAGACGATCCAGAGAGAAGTACCTTTGTAGAACTAAACAAAATCCAAGGTGGATTTAAAAATATGGGCATCATCGATCTTCGTATTGTAGACGGTGTGGGCTGTGAAATGTTTGCAAAATTAGTTTATGACACTATGAATGAAATTTTATGTGCTTATCAAGAAGGTCGCGGTTGGACTCATCCCGATGGAAGAATTTTCGAAGCACGTTATCCTGTGGGTCAAGGTGTTAAACTAAAATCTGCAGAAGTATTTGAACACGCTGGCAACTCTGCAATCTACGAAGGATGAACAGTTTTGAAAAAATCTGGGCCCGGGCAACTGGGCACTTAATGGGCAGTACTGATGAGGATCGGCCAGACGTACCAATCCTCACTATTAAAGAGGCTCGAATAGCATTGTTCCTAAAAACATTTTGGGTCGTTATCCACGTAGTCACTTGTCTGTTTATTATTGCCAATGTCATTAGACACTGGTAAATAATAATATGCACACATTTTCAATCAATCATATAGAAGCCAGCAATAAGAATAAGATATTCGTAATTGCTGGTCCTTGTCAAATAGAAAGTCAAGATCACGCTCAACAAACGGCCGGTTCTATCAAAGAAATCTGCGATTCTCTTGATATTGGACTAGTCTATAAAAGCAGCTTCGATAAAGCCAATCGATCTAGTATAAACACCAAACGAGGTATTGGCCTAGAGAAAGGCTTACAGATATTAAACTCTGTCAAGCATATCTTTGGAGTTCCTATATTAACCGATATACACGAATGCTGGCAGGCCGACGTAGTTTCTAATGCGGGCGTTGATGTATTACAGATACCTGCATTTTTATGTAGACAAACTGATTTACTTTTGGCTGCAGGAAATACTGGAAAGGCTGTTAATGTTAAGAAAGGGCAATTCTTAGCACCTCACGATATGAAAAATGTCGCAGAAAAAATAGCATCTACTGGAAACGATCGTGTGATGTTATGTGAAAGGGGTTATACTCATGGATACAATAATTTGGTGGTGGATATGCGTAGTTTACCCATTATGGCAAGCACCGGGTATCCAGTGGTCTTTGATGCCACACATAGCGTTCAACAACCTGGCGGAATGGGAGAAAGATCTGGCGGCGATAGGACCATGGTACCCTACTTGGCGAGAGCTGCTGTAGCGACTGGTTGCCTTAGCGCAGTTTTTATCGAAACTCACGAAGATCCCGATCGAGCTCCCAGTGACGGTCCAAATATGGTTCGTCTAGATAAATTAAAAGAACTATTAGAAGAATTGGTGACCATAGATGGAATTGTCAAAAGAAGAACGCAGACGTCTTAAGGCGGAAAAACGTGCAGAGAAAAACAATCAACAGACAACTGTTGCTCCCGAAGACGACAAAGTTACTGTTCTTTGTGTAAGATTTGGTAACAGATACGGCAGAGAATATGTCGAGAGACTCCGAAACATGGTATCTCGACATCTTACTGTCCCTTATGAATTTGTTTGCCTAACTGATGATCGTCATAGTATAGACGGAGTTAGAACGATTTATCAACCAACAGGACCTTATAAAAAACTCTGGTGGCATAAGGTTCATATGTTCGACTCTAAATTACCTGTACACGGCAGGATCTTATATTTCGATTTAGATGTTATAATACACGCCAACATCAACAAGTTGGTAACAAATTTAGGCAACGGTTTTTACGGTATACAAGATTTCAATAGAAAATTCTATAATAATTGGAAAATTATTAATAGCTCTGTAATGTCTTGGAGACACGGCTCTCAAACAGAAATATATGAAAAATTTATGATCAATCCTTCTGAAGCACAGCGACTACAAGGCGATCAAGATTGGATTTATAAAGTGAGTTTTAATAAAATAAAATATTGGCCTACAGATTGGATACTGAGTTATAAATGGGAAATAAGAAAGAGAGAAGAACTTATCTACGATAAAGGCAAAAGATTTTTCAAAGACACGCAAGACAATCTTAATATTAGTCCAGATTGCTGTGTAGCAGTATTCCACGGTGATCCAAAACCACAAGACGTTAGAGATAAATTTGTAGTTGACAACTGGCGATGATTCTAGTATAATAATACTATGACTAAACGTATCGGCTTCGCTTGCAAATGGATCGACCATCCCGGACAGGTAGATGGTATTAAACCCAAAGACGACTGTAAGAAATACAACACAGGCTCAACAACTGTTGCCTGGTTGAATAGACAGACCAAGGATGTGGCTGTAGAAAAACTATGGTCCCTAATGGAACAGAACATCGAATCGTGCCGCCTCCTTGTAGAACGAGTAGGAGAACTAGATGAAGATCTTAGAATGGTACGACTCAGCAGCGATATACTTCCTGTATACACTGAGCCAACTTGGGGCTGGTTTTGGCGGACTGCCGATGTCAGAGCCTATGCAGAAAGAGAATTTGGAAGAGTGGGAGCGTTGGCTCGCGAGAGGAACGTTCGCCTTAGTTTTCATCCTGGGCAGTTTACTGTCCTTGCTAGCGATAACCCAGATATTGTAAATAGAAGTATCGAGGAGTTCGAATATCATGTGGACATGGCCCGCTGGATGGGATTTGGCAAAACGTTTCAAGACTTTAAGATCAACGTTCATATCGCAGGCAGACAAGGCCCAATGGGAATTGTTGCTGCGTTGGCTCGGATGACGCCCGAAGCAAGGAACACCCTGACTATTGAGAACGACGAAATTAGCTGGGGCACAGATGCTAGTCTTGAATTAGTTGATCACTGTGCTCTAGTGTTAGACATACATCATCATTGGATACACACAGGAGAATATATTGAAGCATCTGACGACCGTGTTAAAAGGATTATTGATAGCTGGCGCGGTGTGCGTCCTGTTATACATTATAGTGTTTCACGGGAAGACTGCATTATTGACCATCCCAGACACCAACGCCCCGATCTTTGGACGCTACTAGAAAATGGTCACAAAAAAGCAAAACTCAGAGCACATTCAAACTTCTACTGGAACACAGCAGTGAATGAATGGGCACTGAGTTTTAGGGATAACTTCGATATTATGTGCGAAAGCAAAGCTAAAAATCTAGCTTCGTTTGCACTCTACGAAGAGGCAAAAAAGATTATTTTGCCTTTGGCTTGCGACCGCGAGTTGCTGCTTTATTAACAGTTTCTTTAGCCTTGGCTGTTGCCTTTTTAGCAACTGTCTTGGCTTTTTCTGTTACTACTGCTACATCAGCAGAATCAACTTTTCCGTCTTTGTTTACGTCGGCAGTGGCTTTTACACCCTCGACTACATTTTGAACGGCTGCTTTAGCATCAGCTGCATCTACTTTGCCATCATTGTTTACGTCGGCAGTGGCTTTTACACCCTCGACTACATTTTGAACGGCTGCTTTAGCATCAGCTGCATCTACTTTGCCATCATTGTTTACATCTAGTCCTTTGGAACTGCGATTGTAATAAATGAACGCACCTAGTGCTACTGCTACTGCTACTGCGATAAGTACGATTTCCATGGTTAAATCTCCTTGTGATTTATTTATACGATAAATATAGGTATGCTACATTTTATTAAAAGTTTAAAAGAATCTACTGACAAGAGGGAATTATATCAGGAAAAACTCAAGTTTGCAAAAAACGAGTTAGCACCTGTAATGAGTGAAGCTACCATCAAATATCACTATGATGGACTAGCTGCCAAATATTCTGAGCGATACAACAAAGGAGAAGGTGATGCTGATTTTAACTACGGTGGTGCTGTTCTACACAATCTATTTTTTAGCAATTTGGCCCCTCCCAGAGCTGCAAACAAGCCAGAAGGAAACAGTAAAGTTTTAATAGATGAAAAATATGGCAGTTTTGAAAAGTTTAAAGAAGCTGTTGAAAAAGAGTTCATGGCCGCTCAAGGATCCAATTGGATCTATATGGATTCCAGCGGCGCACTGCACACAATACATAATCACGAATATAAAAAGACAATGAAGATTGCACTGTTGATAGACGCTTGGGAACACGCTTGGGCTCTTGATTATCAACAGGACAAAGCCAAATACCTTAACAATATTTGGCGTATCATCAACTGGGACGTTGTTGATATTCGACTACAAGGAGCGTAAAATGTTAGATACACTATTTTGGGTAGCAGTAGGTGCATTTGTCGGTTGGAATTTTCCACAGCCTTTCTGGGCTAAGATCATACAGGAAAAGATCCAAACTATGATTGCTAAAAAATAAAAAGGAACAGGAATGGCATATTCAGACAAGGTTATCGATCACTATGAGAACCCTCGCAATGTAGGTAGCTTTGATAAGAATGATCCCGAGGTAGGCACCGGTATGGTCGGTGCTCCTGCCTGCGGGGACGTAATGAAGCTACAGATCAAAGTCAACGAAGAGGGCATTATCACAGATGCGAAGTTTAAAACTTATGGCTGCGGTTCGGCGATCGCGTCGAGTTCACTCGCAACAGAGTGGCTCAAAGGTATGTCGCTGGATCAGGCAACTAATATCAAAAATTCAGAGATAGCAGAAGAACTAGCTTTACCGCCCGTAAAAATACACTGCTCTATTCTAGCAGAAGATGCTATCAAAGCAGCAATATTAGATTATAAAACTAAGCATGGTCAAGAGTCCGTGTAACAAAGTCTGTAATCTAGATTCCAACAAAGTTTGTGTAGGTTGTAAAAGAACCATAGAAGAAATATCAACTTGGAGTAGTTTATCCGACGATGAACGACTAGAGATATTAAACAGGATCAACAATGATATCAATAACACCGTTAGCAGCTGAAAAAGTTCGCAAGACAATCGAAAATAGAGGAAAAGGCCACGGTATCAAAGTTGGCGTAAAAACCACAGGATGTAGTGGTTTAGCCTATGTTTTAGAATTTGTCGACGATCCTTTACAAGAAGATCTTAGTTTTGTCAGCGAAGGAGTACATATTTTTGTAGATCCTAAGGCACTGCCTTATGTCAGCGGTATGACTATGGATTGGTTGAAAAAAGGCTTAAACGAAGGATTTGACTTTATAAATCCCAATGAACGCGACCGTTGTGGCTGCGGAGAATCTTTTAGAATTTAGATACTGGCCAATCTATACCTGCAGGCATATCCCATATTTTCTTCCTCTCAACTCCTTTACGTTGAGCGAATTTTTTTGCATCGCAAGATGAGCAGCAATGAAAATAATTATTGCTTAGTCTTTTACTATGGATCTTTTTTAATTCTCTTTTAAAAATTTCATCGCAGTTGTCACATCTAAAGACCGCCAGGGTCTTTTTTCTTTTATATCTGTGCTCTTTACCTAACTTACTAGTTCGCACATATTCACTTGATTCGATTTCTGTTTTTAAGAACATATGATTATTTACATTAGGCTTATAGAATTTTGGGCTAAATACATAGAAATTCATATTCTTAGGAATTATTATGGCAAGAAAATCGATAGATATTGGCACACTTGGTAACGACGGTACTGGTGATAGTATACGTGATGCATTTAGAAAAGTAAATGACAATTTCAGAGAACTCTACGGCTCGTTGGGTCTAGGAGAAAGATTATCATTTACAGGGTTAGACCAAACACCCAATTCTTTTCAAGGGCAAGATAACAAAATATTAGCCGTAAGTGAAGAACAAGGAGGTCAGGTAGTTTTTAAGTCTATCATCGAAGGCAGTGGAATTAACATTAATAGCACACCTTCTGCTATAACTATATCTTCATTATTTTCCGCTATCTCCGGAGACAAAAATCCTCAGTTAGGAGGTAATCTCTCAGCACAATTTGGTGCGGAACAATATCGAATCCAAGATCTAGTAACGCCGGTAAGCAGCGACGAGGCTGCTAACAAAGGATATGTCGACACAAAAATATCGCTCGCAGGTGTTGAAGCTGTAGATCCAGACGGCGGAGGAGTTACTTCTGCATTCGGAAGAATGACCGGGCCGTTAATCCTTTCTAGAGATCCAGAACCCGAAGACGACGAAACATACAACGGGTTGATCGCTGCAACAAAAAGATACGTAGACGCATCTGCATTCGGTAGTGTGGCTAATCTATATGTTGCTACATCGGGAGAAGACTCGAGAGTAGGAGTTTCAAACGCTCTACAAGGAAGAGCGTTAGCATACGCTTATAGAACATTAGAAGCTGCTTTAAAGAGAGCCGAAGAAATAATCAATGACAGTCCTTTAGAAATAGGACCTTATAAAAAAGTATTAACATATAACAATGGAGCGAATTTCTGTACTCTAACAGATATTAGTACATCCCCACTTTCCGGAAGCGGATTTTCAGGAACAACTTATGTTAGCATAGACGAAATTGAAATTAATTTTGCAGGAGCAAATTATGCTATCGGAGATATTATTATAGTTTCTGGTGGAACTGGTATCTCAGCAAGATACGAAGTATTAGATGTAGATGCTTTCGAAGGCAGTGGCGGAAGAGGTCCTGTGCTTTCTTTTAAACAACTAAGCGCGGGAAAATATAGAGTAATCCCCGGTAGTGTCATTGGTAGCATAGTTCGAGTAACCACTACTGCTACTAACGCAAACGGGAGCAGCACCCCAGGTAGCGGCGCAACCTTTAATGTCACCTTTAACGTTAATAGCGTGGAAATCGACGACGGTGGTGCAGGTTCTGGTTACACATTAGTTTCTGTGAGATTCGTTGGAGGTAGTGGTGGCAATGCTTTTGGTACTGCTACAGTAAATCAAGTAGATGGCAGTATTGATACTCTCACTATTACCAGCAGAGGATCGGGATTTACAGGTGTTCCAACCTGCGTGGTAGACCTGCCACGATTCTTAATTTTCACTAACGGACAAAGAACTGATTTCACCGGTGATGTTCTCACAGGTACTCCGGAGGCAATACGAGGAAGAGATATCAGAGAAGGACTATATCTCTATGGCGAAACGTCCGGAGCATTGGCTCAAATTCTAGCTCATACTGGTGCTCTGGATGGCACCTCAGAGTTTGGAAATTTATCCGAAGTATTTGATGTTGATATTATCTACGGTGCGTTCCAAGAAGGTGAGAGAATAGCCTATGGCGATATAACGAAAAATACTCAGGTATCGATTTTTGTAGAGAGCGGAATCTACGAAGAAAATTTGCCTCTCAAGGTTCCTCAGAACGTTGCTATCATAGGCGATGAATTTAGAAGAACGATTATCAGACCTAAACAGGGATTTAGTACAAGTCCTTGGGTATTCCAAAATTTTAGACGAGATAGAACTATCGACGGCATAGCTACTTCCGAAAGATTGTTCGGTTATCATTATCTAGAAAATTCAGATAGTCCGATTTATCCAATGGTCAATAACAAAGGATCATTTACCAGTGCTGCTGAGTTATTATCTCTAAATAAACTATTTTTACAGACAGAAGTAGTGGCTTGGATCGATAATCAGATAGAAGAAGGTACAGCTCCTTTTTCGACCAGCTTTACCTATAACAGTGAAATTTGCAAAAGAGACGTTGGACTAATTATAGAATCTATGATCTTCGATTTAAAATACGGAGGTTATAATAGGACAGTTTCTGCAGCATTGAAATACAGGGATCCATTCAACGAAAGCGCAGCTCTAGCGATCGATCCTTCTGGACAATTAGATGAAACCATGGCTGCTATTGAACGGCTAGAATACCTAGTACAAAGAGTCATACAAAATATAGAAATCGACGAATCTCAACGTTTTAGCACAGCTACTCAGATAGCAGACGCTGCATACCAGGCCGAAAGGGGCGCTGGTGCATTGCCAAGAAATATCAGTGCTGCTACTCAGGCTAATCCAGTAAGATTAACTTTTACCGCTGCACATGGTTATGCAGATAAAGAAAGAATAAGCATAAGCAGTATCGCCGGCGGTAGTATGACCAACCTAAACGGTAACACATATTATGTCAAGACTGTTGCTAACCAACCCACAAGAGTAGATCTGTATACAGATTTCGATCTTACTACAACTGTAAACGGGTCTGGATTCGCTGCATATGTACCAGGAAGTGGTGGAGTTGTTACACCACAAGGGGGTAGTGTTGGAATTCTCTTTGACGTTATTTTAGACATCATAGAAAATTCTCCAAGCAATTTGCCTAAAAATAATGATGAATTAGATATTTTCCTATGTAATGACGCTGTGATTTTGAGAGCGATGACCATGCAAGGTCAAGGAGGTTTTGCTATGATTCTTGACCCTGAAGGTCAAATTCTTGCCAAATCTCCATATGCTCAAGAAGGTGCAGTATTCAGTAGGAGCACAGGATATAAAAGATTTGCTGGCGGAATGTTTGTCGATGGGTTTACCGGCAACTTACAATTCCGAATCACTAACGCTATAACTTCAACAAGATTAGCAGTTTCGGGATTAATGAGACCCCCTCAATTGCCTTGCTCATTCATTGTCAACGACGAAGTATATAGAATTAACTATATTAGACAGTATATCTTTAATCCTAGCGGATCTACTGCTCAGTTTGAATTAGATGAAACTACTCCTTTCAGCCTTGCTTATGGATCGCAGGCATTTACCTTTACTAATCCCGGCAGCATAGCCACCGTCAATAAAACAGGACACGGATTACAGAGCGGTGCGACTATAAGATTTTCGTTAGGTGCAGGAGGGGTCTTGCCTAGCGGTGTCACATCTGGACAAGATTATTATGTCCTGCAAGGAGGAAAAACAGCTAATACATTTAGATTTTCAGATGAGCCAGATGGCGATCCTGTAGAGATATCCTCTACAGGTTCCGGAACACTAAACTACGAAAGAATATACGAAGTTTTGATGCCTGGTAATAGATCTATGTTAAGCAACGACTTTACCCAGGTTAACGATATGGGTTACGGCTTGATCGCTACCAACGGCGGGTTGACCGAAGCTGTATCGATGTTTACCTATTACTGTCACATATCTTATTATTCTATCAACGGCGGCCAAATCAGATCTATCGGCGGTTCGAGCTCTCACGGTAATTTTGCTTTGGTAGCAGAAGGCAGCGATCCTTTAGAAGTTCCAACTCCAGTATCGTTGTATCATAAGCTTTCTCAAAGATTTACAGTAGTTGCAAGTCCCAGCCAATATGCAAATAGAAAATCAAGCACATCTATCTACGGGTATTATGAAGATTACAATCCATTAAACGGATCTGAATTAGAAATAAATCACAGCGGATCAATAGTAAGATATTCGATTTCTACCGTTGATCTAGTCGACGCTGCTACTAAACTAACGAGATTAAATATTGCCAGCAGTGGCGGTTTACAATTTGCAGTGCCAAATGGTCTTGTATGTACCATAAGACAAAACAGCTATGTAGTTCTTACAGGTGATGTTGTTGATGTCGCCACTCGTCCTAGTACTGCTTTAAAATTGGCAGATTCGAACGATGTTTATCGTGTTCTAGATTTTTCAAATTACGATTCGGAATATGACGGAGACACGTTTACTATTACTGGTATCACACTGGCTAATCCGGCAGTGATCACTACCGATATTCCTCATAGACAGCAAATAGGATATCAGGTTAAAATTATCAAAGCAACATCTGGAGCTACAGTCCCAGAATCGATCGATGCAGATATCGATCCAGATTTTGCTACTACTTATTATGTTACATCTATTCCTAGCGATTATACATTTACCATTTCTGCTACCGACGGTGGAACGTCTGTAAACACAGCAAGCAATGTCACTACACTGTCGGGAACAGTGTATATGATTCCGTTTGGATTGGCATTAACACAGTTGAGAGAAAATTACAATTATGTTGATATAGGCTTATATCGATCTCAACCATATTCTGCTCCCGGAAGTCTTGTAACATATACTGTGACAGCCGGTACCCCCGGAGTTTTTAATAAAGTAGCTCACGGGTTAACGGCAGGAACTATGTTAAGATTTAGTACCAGTGGAACTGGATCTTCATTGCCGGCCGGTATTAGCAGTACCGATACACATTATTGGGTAGTATCCAAAGATCTGTTAGCAGATTCTTTCAAAGTTTCCAATGAACCACCTATAGACAGCACATTAATAGGGGTCGGTGGTACTTTGACTGGTACTACCATCACAGGATTATCGTCCACTGACAATTTAGCAGCAGGTGATAAATTAGTATCTCGTCCAAATATCACCGGTGTAAGCGGTACTAGTACTGCTAGTTTAGCCACGTTAACTTTTACCAAACAACCTAGACCACCTTACCTATCAGGTCAATCAATTGTTGTAAGCGGATTTAGCGGTGGAGCTACAAGTCTTAACGGCACAAAAACTGTCATAAGTTGCACTACAACTACAGTAACTTATTCTAATGGTACTATTGTTGCTTCCGGTAGTGGCGGGACTATCACTGTAGATACCACTGGAAGTTTAGGTACTGATCCAGAAATCGTTACCATAGTCAGTGAAACTTCGATTACTATCTCTGCTGCCGGGTCTTCCAACGGAACTGTGGTTTTTAATATAGAAAAACCCGCGCTTAATGTTTCTACTACCGGTGTGGGTACTCAAGTTTACGGAACGTTGATAGGAGGACAAAATTCAACGACCTTAGCTATAGCTGATCTCTCAGCTACCGATGCTCAAAGAATAGACAATGGCATAGCGTCTGGGGATGAATATGAATTAGTTTACGAAGGAACCACTTATCAGATAACCAATTATCAAAGCAAAGAATCTTTAGGAACCCTATATGCTCTGTTAACTGTTTCACCTGCGTTTGATATTAGTCCAACGTCATTTGATTTTCAGATCACTTTGAAAGCAGGATTACCTGTATATTCAAGTTTTGCAGTAGGAACCCTTACTATTAGGATTTCTCTAACTAGAGTTACATCTCACGATTTATTAGAAATAGGAACAGGTTCTTATGCCGACACAAATTATCCTAATGAGATTTACGGTCAAGCAGTTAATAGCATAGACGGTGTTCCGTTGTCATCAACTAGCATCGATGAAGACGGAGCAGAAGTTACTAGATCTCAAACACAAGAAAGAGGATCGGGTCGTGTATTCTTTGTAACCACAGACCAGTTTGGTAATTTTTCAGTAGGACCTTATTTCCGGGTAGATCAAGGAACTGGATCTGTAACTTTTGCAGCATCTCTAGCTTTGAGTAACCTAGACGGTCTAGGATTCAAACGAGGTACCACGATAGCTGAATTTTCAACAGACGATAGTATGAGTGATCCTCAACAAGATACTGTTCCGACCGAATCGGCTGTTGTAGGGTACATAGAACGAAGATTAGGAACTAGAGCAGCCAGCGGAGCCGCTGTATCGGCAGAATCTAGAATTCCGGCTAATATAGGTGGTTTCTTGGCTCTAAGCGGTATACTAGAGTGGGAAGGTCCTGACAATTTTAAAATTAATAATTATAAGATTGTCGATTTAGCGGACCCAACAAGTCCTCAAGATGCGGTAAATTTAAGAAGTTTAACGATATCAAACTTTGATGACTTTGATCTAGATAATGTGAGGGGAGGCGACGTTGCGATTTTTACCGGAGCCGGAAATATTATCACAAATGCTGAAATATCAGCAGGCGGTGACATTGCATTATCTTTAGACAGTACTGCTCATTCTGTAACATTAAATGTACAAAATGACAAAATAACTAATTCGCAGATAAACTCATCGGCGGCAATAGATCAATCAAAGTTATCGTTGAACAATGCCTACGGAACTTCAGTGAGTGGAATATCTTCAGTGTCGGCCACAGGATCAGGATCTGTGGTAACACTGTCTTTTGCTTCAACAACAACTGCGGTATTTACAGCTGGTCAGAAGATCATAGTTTCGGGATTTGCCTCAGGCACACCTAGCTATAACGGAATTTATACTGTTTCGACTTGCACAGCTACTCAAATAACATATGCAGGAACTAAAACCGGTTCAGAATCTGGAGGTACGGTTACATCACTAAAAGGCATTTCGGGATTCGATTCTACACAGTTCGATGTAACGAACGGTTGGGCTAGTTTAAAAACTAACGGAGTACCTACAGGTAAGATACAACAGATAACGACTAAAACTGCCTTAGCTAATAATTCTGCTGGTACAGATAATGTTGCAGCAGTTCCTTTTACGACTATAGTTGAAGAAGGAGGAGCTATCCTTAAGAGCCAATATAGCAGTCTAGGCTTCTTAAGAAAGACCGGAGCGGGTGCATCGGATTACGGAATGATCGCAGGAACTGACGCAGCGACCGGTACCACTGTTGCTGTGAGAAGTGCCGGAGGAAACATAGCTTTCTCTGATGTTACCGCTAATAGATTATTATTGAACAATGATGCAGCTACTCCGGTGGCTCAGACTATTTTAGATCTAACTGGAGCAGGTACCGGTGGATTTACTCAAATATACGGATACAACGGCTCCGGAGCATCAGTCGGGGCGATATTTGTAGGAGATGGTACAGCATCCGTCGATAAAAAGACATTATATTACAACGAATCTCACATATTCTATACCCAAAACGGTCTTAGCAAAGCGGCATTACAAACAGGAAATATCACCGCAGAAGGCACCGTTAGTGTATATTCTCTATCTGCAGGTAATACAGGATCGACAGCCACAGTTTCAGGTACTTGGACTTTGAATACCGGCGCTAGATTCCAAGCTACGTATTCAGCAGACCTAGCAGAATATTACGAAGGAGATCAAGAATATGAAGTTGGAACTGTTTTGATTTTCGGAGGCGAAAAAGAAGTTACTGTTTCAACTAAAGAAAAAGATCATCGAGTGGCGGGAATTATCAGCGATAATGCTGGTTATGTTATGAACGGTGCTTGCCCCGGTTATAAAAACTTAATTGCATTGCAGGGAAGAGTTCCTTGTAAAGTAGTTGGAAAGATCAACAAAGGAGATTTAATGGTTACCAGTAATATCCCAGGAGTGGCTGTGTCTGCGAAAGGAACGGCATCCCCAGGAACTATTTTAGGTAAAGCATTAGAAGATTATGATAGCAATCATATTGGAACTATTGAACTTGCTGTAGGGAGAGCATAATGGCACAACAGACAATAAATCCTGGTTCAGCTCCCGTACTGTGGAGTTCAATCGACGATGCGTTTAATAAAATTAATTCAAATTTTACCGAACTTTATTTAACTATATCAGGCGGCAGTTCAGGTGCCGTAGATCTAGAAAATCTAGCCAGTAATGTTAGCCCTAATACATCAGGTGCCTACTTTCTAGGATCAAGCGATCATCGATGGAAAGCTTTATATCTTACCACGGATGGTATTGATATAGGAGGTGCATTGATAATCAGCCCCAACGGATCAACTATTAACTTGCCATCAGGATCTACTGTAGGCGGAGAATTAATAAAAAATCCAGCAGAATCTAGTTTTAAGAATATCGCTGTCAGTGGGCAGAGCACTGTATCTGCAGACGATTATACAGATACAGTTACATTTGCTGGAACAGATATCAATATCACAACCAATGCCTCTACAGATACTGTAACTTTTGTTAACAATGGCGTAACTCAACTTAATGGTACAGCCAATGAGATAGGAGTCAGCGGTACAGGAAAAGGAAATGTTACATTAACTAATCTAGGCGTTACGCAACTAGTAGGAACAGCAGGTCAGATAGGAGTCAGCGGAACGCTAGCAGGGGGGCGAGGTCAAGTAACGCTGACCAATCTAGGAGTTACCGGTATCGCAGCAGGTACAGGAATTTCAATCAGTCCTGTAGGAGGCACAGGTGTTGTAACTATCACCAACGACTTGCCAGATACATTTGGTTTCAGAACTATAGCTGTAACCGGACAAGGTTCTGTGGTTGCTGAGGTTCGAGAAGACACTCTTACTTTAACAGCAGGTACAAATATTTTTATTACCACTGTGCCTGGCACAGATACGATCACTATATCTTCTACAACAAATTTTGACCTAAAAGGTTCAGTATTTGGCGACGACAGTTCGATATTAGTGGACGGTGTTAACAATTATATCTATGGTAATGTTTCAGCTACAACACTAAGAACAGCAGATACAAAAATTGCACTAGGTCAAGGTGCAGGAGGCGACGGACTGCAAGGTTTAGAATCTATTGCTATTGGCTTTACAGCAGGTGGGTTTACTCAAGGAGACTATGCTGTTGCTATTGGTTCTGGTGCAGGTAACATTGGACAAGGAAATCGTGCTATTGCTATCGGAGCTACCGCAGGTGTGGATCAAGGCGATTACGCTATTTCTATAGGCAATGGAGCAGGGTATCCGTCAGCTGTTTCAGGATCCATTGCAATTAACGCATCTGGATTTACACTAAATGCACCAGCGGCTGGTTTCTTTGTTAATCCAATTAGAAATGCCACAGGTGCCAATGGCGTTGTACAATATGATTCTACTACTAAAGAAGTCACATACAGTTCTACACTAGGCTCAGTTAGCGGTACATTTACTGGAAATATTTTTACAAGTTTAATTGACTCAGCTGACTCTTCAGCAATTACTGTTACCCCGTCAACAATTTTTAGCAGTGATGTCACTGTAGAAAATGATTTAAATGTTACACAGCGATTGCAGGTACAAGGCAGTAGAGTTATTAATCTAACTGAATTAAAAGCCATTGTGGCGGCCAGTGCAGATTTTGCTGCACTTAAAACAGCAATAGCAGCATTGGTATAACGGAGCGATAAATGGCAAAACAGAATATTAATGTAGGCACAACAGCTAACGATAAAAAAGGCGATAGCCTACGTGCTGCGTTCCAAAAAGTAAATGCTAATTTCACAGAACTGTACACAGCACTGGGATTAAACAGTGACGGAACATTAAATCTAGGCGCATTTGAATTTGCGGGCAGTACGCTAAGTACCACAGATAGTACTGCCATTGTAATTGATCAAGCTGTTACAGTCTCCAGCGATTTAACTGTTGATGGGGACATTGTTGCAAGCAATATCAAACGAGTAACAAGCACAGCTGGGTTGAAACAGGTTTATTTTGATCCTGCTACTGGACAGTTAGTCGCTGTAATTTAAGTTAAATATACTAAAGAGAGCGGATTATGGCCATACAAACAATCAATATAGGTAATGTAGTCAACGACGGATTAGGCGATGACCTACGA